ATCTCGTTTGGAAATTAGAAATCATATTTTCGTAATTATCTGATATTTGAGGAGTTAGCGTAAATGGCTGATTTCTAGATAGTCAGAAGTGTAGTGTTTTAGAAACGTTTGACACGTTAAACGTGACAAATGAGAGCGTTTGTTTTGAAATAGCTTTGAAAATAAAATAACTATGGCTACATTTAAAATTGTTGTTCAGCATCAGAGGTCAGATGGTTTTTACCAAGTGTACATTCGAATGACTCATAATCGTAGGTCGCTTTATATTAAGACGAACAAGATGGTGGGACAGAAAGGCATCGTGAAGGGTTCTCATGATGTGAAGGATTCTTTTGTGCTAAATCCACTGAACCAAATAATTGAAGAATGGATGTTCAAGCTTAATAAGCTAGACATCCGTTCTTGGAGTGCTGAACAGGTTAGGGACTATCTAGAACAGAACGATGCAGATGTGTGTTTCTCAGACTTTGCAAGAGAATATATTGATGAATTGTCAGAAACATTGAAACCTCAATCTCTTGTAAATTATCGCAATACCCTGAATAGTATAGAAAGATATTGTGGTTCTGAGAAGGTAATGTTTAGTGAATTGAACACCAAACTTGTGCAAGGATGGATAGATAGTATGAAGGATTCCAAGGCAAAGAAATCTTACTATCCTCAGTTCCTAAAAAAGATGTTCAAGGCAGGTGTGGCTAAATATAATGATTATGACAACGACATCGTAAGGATAAAGGTGAATCCTTGGACTAAAGTAGAGTATCATAAGCATGCTATTCCCAAAAAGCGTGCTATCTTGATGGAGGATTGCAGAAGGATTTTTTCTGTGATTCCTTCTTCTAAGACGGAATGCTTGGCTGTGGATGTGTGCAAGATGGTATTGTGTCTTGCCGGAATCAATGTGGCTGACCTGTATGAAATGAAGAAGGTTGACTATTACGATGGTATTTTGCATTACAAGCGACAGAAGACACGAACGGTTAGAGCTGATGAAGCTTATATAGAAATGAAAGTACCAGATATGCTCATACCTACCATGATGAAGTATTTCTCAGATAAAGAAGACCCTTATCTGTTTAATTTTCACAAAAGCTATGGTTGCAGCAGGTCGATGGACGGTAATTTGTGCCTATTCCTAAAGAAATTCTGTGTGAATACATTGAAGGATAGTGAATTGAAGATAACACCTTATACTTTTCGCCATACTTGGGCTACAATAGCTCAAAATGATATTGGTGCCAACTATGAAGAGATAGGCTTTGCAATGAATCACGTCAGTACTCACAAGATTACCATGGGATATGTGAAGCCTGACTTCTCCAGAGCCTGGGAACTGAACGAGAAGGTGGTGGAGAAGATTTTCTTTACTAATGAGCCTAGCAGACGAACACAGGAGTATCATGCTCCGGTGTTTGAGAAGGTTGAGGAGACGTTTGAACTCAGTGCTGATGCCTACTATATGGGTGAGGTGGTTGGTCATGTGGAAGGTAAGGGCTATCGGAATACGGATGACATTATCCGGCAACTGATGGATAATATCAATGATACAGTGCCTAAGAACTGTACTATACAGATTAAGGTGAAGAATATCACCAAAGACCAGACGAAGTATTTTGAGCGCATGAGGGATAAAAAGTAGCTAATATATCTTAAAATTGTGCCAATAAAACTTAATATTTGACAGATTCAGTCAATTTCATACCCTAGGGTAGTCTTCTCTAAAGTAGCAGAAATTTTAGAGAAGGCTACCCATTTTTTGTATTTAGCCATTATTAACAATCTTAAGATTCTTGATGTTGATGGTGGTCTCCTGTTTCTCAAATTTCTCTTCCAGCTCCATGAAGGACTCTTCAACGGACAGGCTTCGATGCTCATCATTGTTGAATGATATGGATTGAAGCTTTGGAGCAACGTATGGGAGGAACTTTGCTACTATAGCCAAGCGTCCGGCAGGTTCTTCTATCTGCATGAGGTCATTGGCGAGAGAGTAGCCTTTTTCATTGATGCCGTTAAAATAGCCAGTGATGGCATCGCTGAGGCTTTCACGTACCGTTTTTGTTATCTTGTTTGCCGTGCCAGCCTTGCGTCCACCAGTCTTCTTTCGCTTTGGTTTCGGCTCATTGCTATTATCTTTCTTTGTTGCCATATTCTATAGAATTTTATTGTTTACTGATAGTTTTCGGGTGCAAATATAGTGAAAAATAACGAAACTTGTTGTTCAAGTTGCGCAACTTATCACAGATAGGCGAGAAAAACGCATTACTTTAGCACTGTTTAAACATTAAATTCGAATTTTATGGGACTTATAGGAAGTATTGCTGGCTTAGGAGTATCAGCTGTAGGTGGTGCTCTAGCAGCCAAAAAACAAAATGCTGCATACAACGAATACATCAAGACCTTTGAGAATCGTATGCAGCAGGTGAAGGACCACCGAGATAATCTTTATTATCAGGACCCGACACAGACAGCCGAGAACCAGGTGGCAGTGACCAACGCCCAGAAGGTGCTGGATAATGCCACGCAGAAAGCCAAGAATACCAACATCGTGAGTGGTGGTAGTGATGAAGCTGTGGCTCTGAGTAAGCAAGCAGCCAATGAGCAAGTGGGCAACATGATGCAACAAGCTGCTGTGCAAGGTGCCCAACAGAAAGAGAATGTATGGAAAACCGCAGATTCTCAGATAGACCAAATGACCAACTACATTGCTACTGCCAAGAAGGAAAAGGGTTTGGCTCAGTCGCAAGCCATTCGAGGTGCAGCTGGTGGTTTGGCTAGTGCTGCAAGCAGTTTGCCGTGGTAAGGAAAGGAGGTAGATATGGGATTTATGAGTGACGATTTAACTCCAAAGCGTCCAGCTACGGCTGTGACACCTATAACCGATTTTCCATCCAATGATGATGGGCAGTCAGCACCATCTGAGCCTGTTACTTCTTCTGTGCAGACACCGACACAGCCAAGTGGGGATAGTGCAGCAGCACAAGCTACTTCTACAACTGCAACAGCTCCAATAGATACAAATGGATTGGTGGTTGGTAATCAGCCATCCTTCACTCAGCAACCAACCGAGGAAGTAACCGAGGTAACTCCAAACCAAGGTATTTCGATTGATTGGAGCAAACCTTATGCCGATATAGAGCAGAATCCTCTCTTGCAGCAGATGAAGCCTTATGACATCATGAGGGACTTCGAGAAGAATGGCAATGGCGATTGGGCTTCTTTTATGCCATGGCTTCAATCTCTTGGTGATGTGGATAAGACTGTAGCAGCCAATGCTGCTTTGCAGAAGAAAGCCGAGAGGCAAGCCAAATGGGAACAGTTAGGCAACCTCTTCCAACATATCGGCAACTTCTTCGGCACAGCTATCGGTGCTCCTGAGCAGAAGGTAGAATCAGCCCAGGCATTGACGGAACGCCAACGAAAGCTGAGGGAAGGCACTGATGCCCTTCGTCAGAAAGGATATGACCAGATGATGGCGAATATCTGGAAGGATAGAGCCAACAAGCAAGCACAGATGCAAGCAGAGGCAGCAGCCAAGGCTAATGATGCCCTTGCTGCTTATCGTGGTTCGCAGAAGGCACAGGAGGATGCTTTGACACCTGAAAAGGTGAAGACCGAACAGGCTAGGCAAGCAGCTTCTAATGCAGCAGCTGGTCTTTCTACCGCCAAGACCAAGACGGAAGACGAACTGAGAGGAAAGAAGAGTAACTTGCTTACCGCCCAAGCAAACAACGCCAATGCAGGAGCAGCCGACCATAACGCAGGTGTGACTGTGAAGAAAGCACAAGTAAGGAAGATTAACGCTGAGGCCGAGAAGGCAAACCGAGGCAACCAAGCCGATAAGGAAGCGGACGATTTCAATACCAACTATGTGAACGACCCTGTTTTCAAGAAGCATGTGAATGAATGGGCTACACACAATGGTATGAATATCGGTGGCAATACTGATGGAAGAGGTGGAACTTGGGCTAACAAGTACAATCGCCAACAGGCATCCGCTTATGCTAGGGCTAAGATGGCTAAGGAGGGAAAGAAGCGAACCGTTCGCCCTTATGGTGGAAAACCAGCCAAGGGTACTTCGAGCACAAAGGTAGATTATTCTAAGTATCAAAGAAAATAACATAATATATGGCAGACAAAGACAACAAATCTAAGTTGATTTATCACGTATGGGATAAGGACAACAACGAGTATGACATCCCTGACGAGGTTGTTCAGCAGCGAGGCATGGATAACTTCGCCAAGGACTTCGAGGGTGGCTATATCACCATGTTTGACGATAAGAAGCAGAAGGTGGATGTGCCTATTGAGGATGTGGGAGAATATCGTAAGCAAGGTTACATTTGGTATGATACCAGTGGAAACGCTACCCCTATCAACGAGGTAGGCAAGAAGCCTTCTCCTTCTTCATCTTCTCAGGGAACAGAACAGTCTCAATATCCTCAGGAGGTACTTGATGCTTTCAACTCTCCTGACAACAAGCCGGGCAACTTCAAGGACTTGGCACAGCTGAATGATGAGTATCAGCGAGGCGAGCTAAAGAAGCCTAGCTTGATTTCGCAAGCACTCGGCATGATGCCGAAGGTGGATGCAGGTAATATCGGCAGGGAGCAGAAAATGGGTGGCATGATTACCAGTATGCTTCTTGGTGGTAATGAGCAGCAAGCACAGCCGATGCAGCAGCCACAAGACAATAATCAGCAGGTGCAGCAGACCGCACAGGGGAATGCTAGCCAAGAACAGAAGCAGGAGCCAGCTCCTTCTATCCCTAGCGTAGTGAACGACAATACTTTGATGGATGCCAAGTTTGCTAACTATCTTGAAGATTGGAAGAAGCGACCAGATAAGGAAGGCAACTATTTTGAGAACTTCGTGGCTGACCTTGAAGCTGACGGTATGAATCCAGATGAGGCTCTTGAAGCTACTCGTAATGCGCAGAACAGATATGCTAATCGTTCGGCCATTGAAGTAACCAATAAGGTTGTTTCTGCTTTGGCAGATGATACAGTACAGGATGCCGAGAAGAATATCGAGGCTCAATGGTATAGCCATGGTGTGCAAGACAAATTGAAGCAGGAGGCATCGGCTATGGGTATAAGCTATGATGATTATGTGGCTTACTACTTGAAGCCAGCCATGGTTGAAAGCCTTGTGCAGAAGTATGGGCAGAACTATCGAAACATCGCTGAAGGCATCGCTACTCGCCTCTATTCTCACGATGAGCATGTACAGGACAGACTGATGAACCAAGACATCAATGATGCGCTTTCAGATGTTATTAGCAAGTATGTGAACCCTTCTGTGGTGGATGAGTATAACAAGGCGCAGGAGGCAGGAAGTAAGGCTTTTAATGAAGGTATGGAAGGAAGTCAGAATATTCCAGCCAGTCTTCGCCTTGGTACTGCCATTGCTTCTCAGTATGAGGCTAATCAAGCCAAAGACCCTCAGAAGACTCTCAACACATTGCAGAAGAAGTTTAATGGTCTTTACAAGAATCCTCAGTTCCTGAACGATATGAGCAACGCAGCCTTCAAGGTGATGCAGCGATATGGCATGAATGGAACTCTGAGCGGAAATCCTAAGCAATTTAAGCCGATGATTGATGACGTGTTGAAGGCTCAGCTCAATCAGTTGGAGGTGAAGAATATGATACCAAAGGGTAGTGCAGAGTATATCATGAATACAGGCTTGGGTAATACCATAGTGGGCAAGATAACACGAAAGTTGGTACAGACCGATTATCAGAACTGGTTGGAGGATATTGCCAATCAACAATATCAGCCTGGCTTCTGGGAGCGTGTAGGCAGTGGGGCGTTGACCTTTGCAGGGGATGCTTGGAGTTATTGGCTTCCTGGTGCCGCGGGTGGCAAGGTAACAAAGAGTATGCTTGCCAAGGCAGAAGGGAGACTGGCTAGCGACTTGATGGCTAAGGGCATGGAAGCCAAGATGGCAGAGCGTGCAGCCAAGGTTCTCATTAGTAAGAGTAAGGGAATGGCGTTGAAGACAGGTGCTGCTCATGGTGCAGTAACCTTCGGTGGACAGTCGGCTATCTCCAAGCCTATTGATGAAATTTATCGTACTGGCCAGTTAGATGAGAATGGCAAGGTTTACAATCCTTCAGTGGGCAAGATTCTTGCCAATACTTTGGGAGAGGTGGCTAAGCAGAGTGCCGTAGGTGCCATTATGCAAGGTGGTACAATCGCCAATATGGTAGGCAAGGGCAGAGGCTTGGCTACCAATGTTCTTGCAGATGTAGGTGGCAAGGTGGTGGACTCTAGCATTATGACAGGTCAGCAGATGTTGGAGCGTATGGCACACGACCCTAATTTCAAACCTACAGGTAAGGACTTTGCCGAGAGTGCTTTGGAGAGTATGGCTAATCTTGTTTCCATCGGGTTTCCTGGTATGGTGGGCAAGTATGCCCGATTCAAGGATGCCAAGGAGTTTAACCGCAAGTTTGACTTCAACGACCAAGATATTGCCGAGTTGAAGAGATTCGGCTATGATGATTTGCGTGATGCCTTCGAGAAGTTGGGCATCAATGGTTATCGTGCAGAGGGTGAAGGTGTGCAGATGATGGGGCAACTCACTGATAAGTACATGAACCTGATGAACGATAAGAGCGTGCCAGAGGTATTGAAGGCAAAAATGATGGCTGTGGTGGAAGGAAAACGCCCTTCTTCCTTCTCGCCAGTTATCGACTCTATCATCGTGCAGCCAATGGATAATGATGGCAAAGTATATCTCGAAACCTTGAATAAGGATGGTGGCATCATCGACCGCAAAGAGTATTCTTCGCTTGAAGAGGCTCAGAAGGCAGAGAAGAAGCTAGACTTCGAGAAGTCGCTGAATATCACTTCTGAGTATGAAAAGGCTTACCATACCGATGCCTTGCAGGACAGACTGAACACTGTATATGAGCAAGCTAGGGATAGGTATGCCGCAGGTGAGCAACTGAATGACGAGGATAAGGCTGCAATCTATCTTCATCAGAATGCCAGTGCCATCGGTGACATCATGCAGAAACAGCAGAAGGGCATGAAACTGACCGAGCAAGAGCAGCAGATGGTGAACAGTTATCGCCACTTCTATGATAGTGCTTTCGAGAATAGCCCTATCATGAAGGAGTATGTGCGCACCTTCGAGGATTCGCAAGGTGTGGAGCATGGTACGCTTCGCAAGGCTCTAGAGGGTGATGGAAAGTCTCGCACAGCCGAACAACAGAAACTTGTGGAGGAATACCAGAAGCAGCTCTATAACGACATCGTGCTGAAACGAGAAATGAACGATGCAAAGGAACAGATGAATCAAAACTTGATTGAGGGACAGCGTGAACTGCCTGGTGCCACACAAGAAGGTGGTGCTTCGGCTGAGAATGCTGAGGCTACAGCGGAAAAGCCTGTAGATGCTTCTGTTTCTTCTGATGTTCTACCAACAGAACCGCCAACGCCTCCAGTTGGGGGTGAAACGCCTTCAAATGTGGAGGGTACACCTTCGGTGGAGAACGGTTCAAGTCCTTCTGATGCCACTACTGCATCCAATGAAAGCAAATCTGATGCCTATGTGATGGGACAGAATGCCTACCAGAATGGGGATGTTGAGGGTTTGAAAGCGATTGACCATAACGATGATGTGTCGAAGGCTAGATTGAAGCGTGCTTTTGCCGATAATGAGGCTATGATGGATGTGGTGGTGAAGGCGTATGAGGATGGCAAGGACATGGAGCAGTTTGTGGCTCAGAGTGCCAACTCAATGACTCCAGCACAACAGGATGCCGTGCGTAAGTATGTGGAGGCTCAGAATGCCAAGAAGGGCGTTTATGATGCTCTGCAACATGCTGATGATGGCTATGGTGATGCCTTGAAGGAGCTTCTTTGGACTTATCAGACGGAAGACGGAAATATCGTTCCGGCTACCCTTACTACAGGTCAACAGGTATTCTTGAAGAAAGCCAATGAGTATGGTGGTGGCTTCGTGGTTGTGCCTGATGAGGATGGAAATCCTGCCATCAAGCAGGTTTCTAGTGCCGAAATCAAGGAAGTGGGCACGCCTATTCCTATGGATGATTACATCAATCAGCAGGTTACTGAGCAGAAGAATGCTAGACAGCAGCAGTTCTTTGCCCAGTATGATGGCAGTGGGTTGAAGCCTAGCGACACCGTGGAGGTTGCCATGGAAGCAGGTGAGGAACCTATGCAAATGACCTTTGCAGGATATAGCGAGGATGGCAAGATTGTGCTTTCTGATGGCAAGGACAATATCGCACTGACCAAGGACGAGTTTAATACTTGGCGACAGAACGCCCTCGATGCCTCTATTGGTGCAGAGCTGGATGCCGAGGACGCACAGCGTGCCAACGATGATGCAGCCAAGGCTGAGGCAGATAAGAAGCAACGATATAATGCAGGTATCGTAGGTTTGGGCATGGGACAGCCAGATTATTCGTCTAAGGACACAGAGCCAAAGGTGGCAGCTGAGTATCTACAGGAGCAATTTGGCAATGACCGTGGTAAACTGATGAACCTTATCAGTGGTAGCCGTTCTGACATCAAGGAACAGTTGGATAACAAGAGAAAGGCTGCATCTGAATATGAGGACTGGCTATCTCTCAATGCCGACTTGGACCCAGAGAAGGCTCAGAAGGTGGAGAACGACTTGGCTCTTGTCAACGAGCAGATTGCCGACCTTGAAACTCGTTATAAGAACTGGAATGCTATCCGCAAGGAGGTTATGACTCCAGAGGAGGCTAGAACCTTGAAGAATGAGCGCAAGGCTGAAATCGAGAAGGCAGGTGTGGACGAGAACGCAATTACATCTGCTGATGAGCGTGAGGTGGCTGTGCTAGACAATAAAGAATTGAAGAAGCAATATCCAACCATGGATGAGGCTAGCAATTATATTGCCTCTGAGCGTAAGCGCATCTATCATATTCAGAATGACGAGGTGCAGCCACAGATAGATGGTATCAATGAAGCCCTGGAGCAATATATGAATGATGACATTGATTATTCGGCTGACCAGTTGAAGGAGTTGAACACTACCAAGGCACAGTTAGAGGCTAGACAGGCTAATCTATCTGCATCGGCAAAGGATTTGAAGGCACAGGATAAGTTGCTCAATACTCTATATCGTGCAGAGAATAAGGAGGAGAGAGCCAAGGCGATGGAAGAATTGACTCCTTCTGAGCAGCGCAAGGTTCTTGTGGCTGATGCGTTGAAGAAGAATGACCTTGGAGTAATCAAAGAGATATACAAGGATGCCTCTGTTGATGTTATGGACTTAACGCCTCAGACTTTGGAAGAGGCTGTATCTGAATCTTTGAGTCCACATAGCTTGAATCCGGAATCTCTTCAATATGAGTTGGGCAAGAGTAATTTCAAGTTTGGTATTGGCAAGGGGTATGATTCTAATAAGTTCAATTTTCTTATTGCCAAGAAAGGAACCGGTATGTCGGTTAACGAATTTGCTGTGAGAGTATATAATGACCTTCCTGTAAACTTGCAGGATATGGGATATACCGACCAGGATGTTCGTAATGCCCTTCTTGATATGTTCAAGTCTTATGACAGCGTGAAGGAAATGAGAAATGTGGCTCTGATGAACCGCATAGCTGCTGCAGAAGATGAACTTTCAAGCGAGGAAGAGTTTTATGAGGCACAGAAAGAGCGAGAAATTATCGAAAGACAGGCAGAAAATCCAGATTATTATGCTTATCTTGAAGATAATTCTGTACCTTTGCCGACTGAAAATGAACTCAACCAAATTGCAGGTATGGAATATGACCGCATGATGGAGATTGAGGATCGTGAACGAGAGTACAAACAATATGTTAAATCAATTTTACCAGAATTAGCAGATTATGATGACAGAAGCAATGAAGAAGGATATGGAGGAGGCCGTAGCCTGGGTAGCGACTCTTCACGGAGAGGAGTTGATGAAGGAAATCGCAATAGCCAAGAAGGTGGTAGCAGAGAAGCATCTGCTGAGGCCGAGGCTGGAGCGTTACATAATAGCACAGGCGAAGGGAGACAAGAGATTAGCAGCTTGGCATCTGGCGAAGGCTCAGCTGATAGAACTCCACATCTACCGCAAGAAGCATCCTTCGGAGAACGTTTAAAGAGTGCCATTTCCGAGACTGAGACCGAACCAACAGAGGCTCAGAAGAAGGCTGGTAACTACAAAAAGGGTCATTTGTCCTTTGGTGGCTACGATTATACCGTAGAAACACCAAAGGGCGTGACTCGTAGCGGTAAGGACGAGCAGGGCAAGCCTTGGAGCGTGACCATGCACGATACCTATGGCTACATCTTGGGCAAGATTGGCGTGGATGGTGACCATATCGACATGTTCATCAATGATGGTGCCGACCTTGATACTTTTGATGGTAACGTTTATGTTGTTGACCAGGTGAACCCAGAGACTGGTGAGTTTGACGAGCATAAGTTATTGTTTGGCTATCCTTCTGAGGAGGCTGCTACAGAGGCTTATCTTGCCAACTACTCCAAGGGCTGGAAGGGACTTGGTAAGGTTACTTCTGTGCCTAAGGCTACTTTTGACAAGTGGCTGGAGTCTTCTGACCGCAAGACTAAGCCTTTTGCGGACTATGCCATAATAAAGAAGGATTTATATCCGAATTATTTTTCTGATATGACAGAAGAAGAGGCTAGAGAAAAATTGCAAAATGATTTAGAAAAATTGGTCGAAGGTAAATATCCATCTGAGATTGATTATGGTAAGCTAAAATCTATATATCATTCCTATTATCTTCGTTTCGGTGATGATGTTGATGCTGCCAAGTATCGAAAGGATGTTCATGCTATTTGGAACAAGGCTTATGCTACTCATTTGAAGGAAATTTCTAAGAATAATGCTGAGGCTTTTGTTGCAAATCTAAATCCTTTTAGTTTAAAAGAAAAGATAAATATTTGGAAATTATCTGAAGATGTTGATTCTTATGTAGATCAGAATATTGCTGAAGATATATCTAATGGGCGCAGTCTTAAAGACAATTTCTTTTATGATGATAATTACAGGGATTTTTACGTATCGATAATAGAGAAATATGCTAAGTATCTAGCGGAAAAGAATTACTATTTAGATGCGGCATTGAAAAGATACTCTAAAGAAAAGGTAACAGAGCAAGAAAAAGCCTTGCGAAATGCCCTGATTGATGTTATAAAAGACTCTGGTATAGAGGTCGTGACAGACAATAAAGAAGGGCAGAAAGTGTTGGATTCTATTCGCAACGTGATAACTGTTTATCATGGTGCTGGTGCTTCTTTTGACAACTTCGATCATTCTTTCATGGGTAGTGGCGAGGGTGCTCAGGCTTTCGGATGGGGTACTTATGTAACAGAAGTTCCTGGCATTGCTAATGAGTATTCTAAAGCAAGCTCAGAAAGAAAACTAGTTTCTCCACAAAAGCTATATTTCAAAAATGAAGAAGTTGACAGTTCTTCTTATGCACCTTGGATGGTAGCATATAAAACTTTAGAAAAATATGGTAAGGATTTCGATGAGGCTTTCAAAGTCTTAGAAGAAAAACATCAACAATACATTAAGGATAATTTAAGTACTGTATTGGTTGGAGATCCTGATGAAATACGTACTTCAGTATATTCATCAGCAATTGAGGTACTTAAAGAAGAGCAAAAGAATCCTGGTTCTTTGATTTTCGAACCTGCAGTCTTTGAAGAGAGAGAGCGTAATTTATATGTCGTAGAAATACCGAAAGACGAAGGCGATAATTATCTTGATTGGGATTCTCCTATGTCTGATGTCAAATATGAGAAATTGTCAAAGTTGCTTTCTGATAAAAAACTTCTCGTTCCTGCAAATAGACGAGGTTCTGAATTATATAATCTGTTAGCGAAGTCTTTGGATACTCAAAAGAATGCGTCATTAATGCTATCTTCATTGGGTTTTGTAGGAATAAAATATCCTGCAAATTACCGTTCTGGTGGTCGTAAAGATGGTGCCTTGAACTATGTAATTTTTCAAGAAGCAGATGCAAAAATTTATAAGGACTATAAATTTTTCCGTTCATCAGATGGAACTGTATATGGTTTCGTCCATGATGAGAAAATTTATATCGATCCTTCTATTGCAACTTCTGAGGTGCCAATCCATGAGTACACTCATATTTGGTCACGACAATTAAGAAGTGCGAACCCTAAAGAATGGGCTAATATTATTTCCCTAATGAAGGGAACAACTATTTGGGATGAAGTTAAAAATAGCAATAAAAATCTTAAAACAGATTCAGATATTGCTGATGAAGTTTTAGCTATATACTCAGGTAGAAAAGGCAGCCAAAGAATTAAGGATGAGTTCAATAAGATAATTGAAGAAGATTCCTCTCTCCTTGATAAGGCAAAGGCGATGAATGCCATTCATAAAGTGAAGCAGGCTATTAATAAGTTCTGGAAAGCGGTAACTGATTTCTTACACGTGCATTTTGGAAGTGCAGATGAAGTAGCAGATACAGTATTAAGGGATTTTCTTAATGAAGTTAATCCACTTAAACAGAAATCTGCCAATGAAGGAGTAAATACGGATAAGTCTCTTCCTTTTGATGCACCTATGAATATGGATAATTTGCCTTTCCACCGCGATGTGAAGGAGGTGAAGCCGTCTGATATGACGGAGGCGCAGAAGGTGGCTTTTGATGCCGTTTCTGCTATGCTTAAGAAGGCTGGAATACCTGTAAGGGTGATAAGCAACGAGGAGATGGAAAAGGTGGCAGAAGAGCAGGATAATCTTGCTATCTCTATGCTGATGAGCGACCCACAGCTTCGTTTCAACATCAAGACACCTGAGCAGAAGAAGGCTGCTAAGGCTGCATACGATTGGGCAACTGAGCATCGTCCAGATAAGTATGCGCAGTATGCCATCGTCAACATGGATAACCCTAACCAGATGCCAGAGTACTTCCAAAAGAAGGCTTTGGCTGAGCAGTGGCGTAAGTACTATACCAACGCTTGGAGAATCGGCAATTACAAGGCTTTTGACCTCAATAAGCCTTTTGAGGAGCAAATCAAAAACGTAGTTGGCAAGGTACCTGAGGAGTTCGACCCTTACAAAGTTGACAGAAACAGAGAGAAAATTTCTGATTTGAAGAAGCAGATTAAGGAAACTCATGCCAAGCTTGATGCAGCAGGTAACGAGCGTATTGCCTATCAAAATCAGCTGATGCAGCAATATATGGATGAGCATGGGCTGAGTTCGGAAAACGAAATCCCTGATGATGTTTGGATGAAATCTAGACAAACGGCTATGCTGGAGTATAGCTCTAAGCGAAGAGAGTTGGAAGCTAAGTTGCAAGATTTGGAGAACCAACTGAAAACTGTTGCAGAGCCAGGAATCAGCTTCATGCGTACCTATCATGGTAGCGGTGCTAGCTTTGACAAGTTCAATTTGTCTCATGCTTTTGAGGGTGAGGGAAGTGAGACTTTTGGGCATGGTGTGTATGTTACAAACTCTAAGAAAATAGGTGATAATTATGTACAACGTGCAAAAGATAGAAAGGGAAAGTTTGGATTTGATTATAAGATTGATATGTCTGCCGATGCTGGACAAATGCTTAGCCATTATATCAATAAAAACCAAGATGTAGATAAGGGCTTAGAAAACGCTAGACAAGACTTGAAATCTGCTTTGGAAATGTTCCCTGATGATGAGACATTGAAAGAGTTGTCTGCTATTTTGCAAAAGAACAATAATGAGATAGCAGAGGCAAGTAATGAAGCTTATCTCTATGACGTGGATATACCAGATGATAATGGTGAAAACTATCTTGGATGGAATGAATCTCAAAACTTCCCATTGGAAAAATGGTACAGACTTTGGGAAATTACCCATCATGGATTCAATGAAAATGAGTATTTCAAAGATGGTGGAGCGAATTATGATAAAGATAGGATTGAGCGTATCATCCAAATGAAACTTGATTCTCCTGAGAACGGCATGCAGAAACTTCCTACATTAAAAGGTGAAGAACTTTATCATGCTTTGGAAGACTTCTTCGACCGTGAAAGACCTTTGCGTGGTGCAAAATTAGCGTCAAGGGCTTTGAGTGAAATAGGTTTTGTCGGTATCAAGTACCCTGCTGGCATGATTCATGGCGGTGCAGAGGAAGGCGATTACAACTATGTGATATTCGATGAGAACAATGCCAACATATCTGGTAATACTAAGTTTGCTCAGGGTAAGGGTGTGGTTTATGGCTACACTGATGGCAAGCAGATTGTACTGAACCAGAAACATCTGAATCCTAACACGCCTATCCATGAGTATCAGCATATCTGGCGCACAGCTGCTAAGGCTAAGAATCCTGAACTAATTGAGCATGGTGATAATCTCATCAAGCAGACGGAATGGTTCAAGAACTTACAGAGCGACCCTAACTATAAGCATCTGAGCGAGGAGAAACTGTGCGATGAGGCTTTTGCTCGTCTGACAGGTGACGAGGGTGAAGCAATACTTGAACAGATGGCTAAGGATGCTATCAAGGAGAATCCGCTTGATACAGCCAAGGAACTGAGTGTTATCAATAAGTTGAAGGAGTGGTTGAAGAAGTTCTGGTATTGGACTCTTGATACATTTACGAAGTGGAAGCCTGAGGACATTAAGAAAATGACCTTGGAGGATATTCGTAACCTTGTGCTGAGAGACTTGGCGCAGGGAGTGGACCCACGTACCGTGCTGAAAGGTCAAATGACCAAGGACGAAGCTGTGTCTTTACGCCAGCAGATGGCTGATAATGCCGAGCCTGAAAGAATCCTCGAACATACAGAGGATAACTGGTTACAGGATTTCGGCAAGGATGGTCGTGTCAATACACCAATAGGTAGCATCAAGTTAGGTGAAAACCAATATAAAAAGGCTGGTAGAGAAGACAGAATCAAACGATTTGGTCTATTGAAACCTACCTTGGAGCGTCCAGATGTTATCTTAGAGAAGCCTGCTCCTAAAGAAGGTGCAGAAAGACAGACCAAGTATCTGTTTGTAAAGTCTTTCAAGAAAGTAGACGGAACAAAGATTCTGAACTTTGAATCAATCACCGTAAAGCAAGGCGAGGATGAAGTTTCAATCAGTGCCCATCAAATAGAGCCTTCAAAATTGTTGAAAGAATTAACGGAATCAAAAATGCTATGGAATCGTTTCAGAGGCGATTCTAATTCCTTGGGCGAGAATCAAGGTTCGGCATTAACTCCATCCGCAAATAACCCAAGCGGAAAGGATAGCGTCCTGAATCCTCATAGCGATGCAAAGATACGTAATTCCTTTGAAATCACCAAGGAAAATGGTGGAAATTTATCTGTGGAGGATAAAATAAAAGCTGTATCTCAGCAATTTGGGGTTGATGAGGCTGATGTGGCAATGTATGCCAATGCTATTAAGAAGGGGTCTACTGCTGAGGCTGCACGTTCCAGAGCCAATATAGAGCGTCACTTGATGCAGGTAAATGAAGGTAACATTTTCTCATTAAAGGATGTTGTTAAGTACACCAAACCTATAAATGAAGCCTTGAAGGAGAATTTTGGTGACCTTGATGCAATGATTGAGGAACGAAGAAAGCAGGTTGAAGCAGAGCGTAATGCTATGGAAACTGCTAGAAAGAGAGCAGAGGAAGAGGAAGCCAAGCGCAAAAAGCACTTGGAGGAACTTTCTTTGATTCCTGATGATAAACTTGACAAGCAGTATATGGATGCTCTTGCTAAGGGTGATGATGCTACAGCCAGGGAAATGCTTGATGAGGCTGCCAGACGTAAGGGATATGACGATACCGAAAGCGCATATCAGGGCGTAGGTGCATGGGCTGCACCGGGAAACCCTGGATATGAAAGCGACAAGGCGAGACGTGACGATTGGGAATCCAGTGGCTCAGATGTAAACCTGGAGGATATGGCTTTGGGGTACACTCCTCAGCCGGATGATTACTTCTCTCACCCTGAGCGTTATTCGCAGAACACTCCTCATGGATTGGAATCTGTGAAAGCCATCAATACGGCTATTGATGCCATTAAGAATGGCGAGAAGGATGTTAAGGTAAAGGTTTATCGTGCTGTTCCAACTTCTGTGAAAGAAGGAAAGTTGCGTAATGGTGACTGGGTTACTCCTTCTAAGAAATATGCCGAAATGCACGGAACGAACCGACTGGATGGCAAATATCGTATCATTGAAGACGAAGTTCCGGCTACTCAACTGTGGTGGGATGGTAATGACGCAAACGAGTTTGGCTTTGATGATGGCAAGGAGTATAAATACAAGAATGCCAAGAATAATAGAAAGTTGAACGACCTTGTTACCTATGATGATGAGGGTGACGTTATTCCTCCTTCTAAGCGTTTCAATTATCGCAAGAGCGATATTCGCTTCATGTTTGCTGGAGAAAAGGGAGCTGCTGAGGCTGATAAGGCTGAGGAGCAAACTATCCGCATGGATAACCTGGATGTGGCTAAGCAGATGGAAGTGTCAAAAAAGAATGCCAAGATTATCAAGATGGCTACTGGTTGGGAGAAAGGTGTAGATGGCAAGTGGAGATACGAAATACCTGATGCCAAGATAAAGGACACCATCGATGTAGGTGGTGGAAATATCGTTAAGCGTTTCGAAGAGGATATGCTTTGGACTGATGGTAAGTTGGAAGATGCTGTGGATGCGCCAAAGCTTTTTGAGGCTTATCCTCAGTTGAAAAATATTAAAATCCATACTGATGCAGTAATGAATGACATGCCTTCAAATGGGGAATACAATCCACAAACAAAGACTATAACCATTCATGCGGATGAATTAAAGTATCTGAATAGCATTCTGAATCATGAAATTCAGCACGTAATTCAGCATGAAGAGGGGTTTGCGCATGGTGGCACACCCGAGCAGGTGGAGAGAGATTTCAATGCTGCTAAGGCTGAATGGAAGGCACGTTCCTATGCCTTTGAATTGGAAGAGAAAGCCAAGGAAATGGGTGGTGAGTATAACCAATCTGCTGTAGAGAAAGCCCTTATTCAGGAATATAAGGACATGGATATGCCTGAGTTCATTCCTGACAAGGAAACCCGAATTAAGGGATTCAACTACTTCGCACGTGGCTATGCAGACAGAAGTATGGATGATGCCATTAAGCGTTTCCGTTTGGATAGGTTCCAACGTACAGACTTTGATTCTTACCAAGAATATAGAAAGTTGGCAGGTGAAGTTGAGGCTCGTAACGTGGAGAAGCGTTTGGGTATGACGGACGAGGAGCGCAGAAACTCATTGGCATCTGAAACTGAGGATGTGAACCGTGATGAGCAAATCGTGATGAATGGAAGCGATGCTAGCTATAGCATTGTGAAAGACCCTGAGACCATCAAGAAGCTGGATAAAGAAGACACGATGAAGGTTTATCGTGCCATGCAGGTACGCGAGGATGGAAAACTCTATCCACCGATGGCTGCAAAGGTGAAGGGCAAGTTTGTGGAACCTATCGAACTCGGTAAGTGGGAACAGGCAGATGAGCGACCAGAACTTGCTGATGATAAGGGTATGTTTACCCTAAACAAGGGTAATGGTAAATCGCTTAAGGCTGCTTACAATCCTTATCTTCATACTTCTCGCACTCCACTGAATGACCAGTTTAGCGAGGCGCAGAACCGCCCTAACATCGTAACCGTGGAGGTTGAGGTGCCAAAGAGCGAGCTAACCAGTGGCTACAAGGCTGATAAAGCCAAGGATGCCGTGGGTGAAGTAGAGTGGAAGGCTGGTATCATCCAAGGACAGTTGACAGGCAAGCGCAAGGTGGTGCTTTCTCGTTGGGATAAGCCTGTGCGTATTGTGCCTGACAGCGAGGTGGCTGATGTTATCGTCAATAATATGTTCAAGGGCAAGAATATCACCATGCCTTCGAATGTGGTTACTCCAAGTCTGAGAAAAGAGTTAGAGAAGCGAGGTGTTCCGTTTGTGGAGACCGATAACAGAGGCAGAATCGTAGGAGGTGAGAATGATGGTGTGCATTATTCTAAGGTGTACGGTAAGAATCATAGAGAAAAAGGGTATCGAAGCATCTTGAAGTTCTCTCTTGGCGACAATGGCACGGATGTTGCTGATGGAAATGGTGATAGTATAAACAAAAATCCAAATAAAAATGTTATCACCAGAAGAATTGGAAGCCGAGAACAGGCGCAAAGAAGAGTTAATGAAACGTTGGGCGCAGCAGCCTCTGACTTACAAAGAAGTCTTGGAGCAACAGCGAAGGAACAACGCCCAACTTGGAATCGTAGATTCGCTCTTGGATATGTCAGAAGAAGAGCGGAAGAACTATCTTCGTTCCTTACGGAAAAAGACCTCAACGAGGTCAAGGGGGGCTATATAGGTCACGGTCAAGAGAATTATGTGTATCAGGCAAAGTATGATGACAAGAAAGTTATCAAGTTTAATGACTTTGGCTTGACGGATAGTTTGTTCCGCATCAATGAGTTCATCGACCGGGTGAATGCCCATAACCAGTTCCAGCCAAAGGACAAATATACTCCAATCGGTTTTGCCTATGATGAAAAAGGCGATTTCTGTATAGTGATGGAACAACCTTATTTGAAGGGAACTCAACCTACTAGAGAAGAAATCACCAAGTATCTGACAGACCACGGTTTTAAGCTGGATATGATTCAGATTAGTGCCGATGAGGTGGATTTGGGTTGGACGAATGGCGAGTTTGACTTGTGGGATGCCGAACCAAGGAATGTAATCAAGGATGAGAACGGAGATTTGCACTTCTTCGACACCATGATTCAGCATACCTATATACCGAACCACAAGAATCCTTTGCGATTGTCGATGCCATCCATCCGCACCTTTGAATCGCAGGAGATGAAAGTTTCTGCCGACAAGGTGAAGAATGTGGCAAATGTTTTAGGTGGTGCTGAGGTTACATCTTACACCAATGCTTCGGAAGTTCCTGATGAGTACAAAGAAGCTGTGGAGCAAGGTGCAAGAGGTTGGTATGACCCTAGCACTCATACAGTGCATGTGTACCTTCCTAACTGTGCTGATGCCGATGAGGCTCAGAGAACCGTCTTCCATGAGAAGATAGGACATGAGGGTATGGAAGTGCTGCTTGGTGGTGAGCAGGGCGTGAGAAAGTTTGCGGACTTCGTATATAAGTCTGTAGATAAGAAGACGAGGGGTAAGATTCTCGACTTCGCTCATCAGTATGATCCAGGTTGGAACAATCCTGACCGCATCAATATCGGCACGCAGGAGTATATCGCACATCTTGCAGAGGAGGGTCCAACTACAGCTGAGGACTTTTCTCTGTGGACTAAGATAAAGCATTATCTCATCAAGGTGCTTAAGAAACTTGGCATCCGTGTGCCTGGACTTCTGAACGACAAGGATTTGAGATATTACCTAATGAAGGCTGGTAAGGCTCTCCACGTTTGGGACAATATGCCGAAGGAGAAGCAGGAGGCTATGATGGCACAGGCTAGCAATGCCGAAATCAAGGATGCGCTAGCTGATGGTGCTGGCAAGGGCAAGCCGAGACAGAAGAAGGGCGAGAGTGCCATCCAATACATGAAGCGAGTGATGGAATGGAAGCGATGGAAGGAAGCCCGAGAGGACACGGAAGACCCTGAGCCACCTATGTTCTATGACTTCGATAAGGATGCCGAGGGCAAGAAGGAATGGGAACGCCTTATCAAGGAGAACCCTATGGCTGATATGTTCGCCTTCGAGAAGCAGAAGCAGGACGAGGCTAGACAGAAGTATGAGGACTGGCTGACTAGACACGAACTGAACGAGCAGAACGATGCCGACCTAGACTTGTACGAGGGCAAGATATACCCAGCCGAGACCAATCCAGAGGCTGATGCCTTGGAGCAGGAAGTGATGCAGGACTTGGCAGAGGTGACTAGTACCGATGTGAGCAAGGAGGGAGCTGCAACCACCGTGAAACATGCGGTTATCCATCGTAGAAAGAATATGGAGGAGGCTAGCGCAGACGATGCCATCTATATCAATGATGTGAAGAACAGCATCGAGAAGATGGCTGATAGCGGTGCTTTTGATAAGTTGCTTTCCGACTACCAAGGCAAGCCAAACAAGGCTGAGAAGCTGGCTGAGGCTATACCTTATATAATAGAGGCTCCAAGACGCATCAGAGAAATCGCCTACAAGCTGAACTCTACAGGTGTGTTTGGTGAGGGACATATCCATATCACTCCTGACGATGTGGAGGCTATTCAGAAACTTCGCCCACAACTTGCCGAGGTGACTGCCAAGAAGCACACGGAGCTGAAGGATGGAAAAGAGGTAGAACTCTTCGATGATATGAAGGGCGCATCCGAGGTGGCTAGCAAGATGGCTGACATCATCAATGGCAACCATGAGAAAGAACCTGGATTTGTGCCTATCGATGGTACGGACATCTTGAATAAGAATGTTTTGCCTATCATATTGAACCGTATCACTCCTTACGGTGTGGACTACAAGAACCTGAGCGAGCCGATGAAGAGCGTGCTGGATGCAATCAGAGACTGGTATAACTATACCTTCGACTGGTTGAAGGACAACAACACCTTGAAGGCAGACACTGGTTTCACAGTGGACTATGTAAACCACCTTTGGGATAAGGAGAAGTCTGACAAACAAGCGTATGCCATGTATGTGGAGAATCGCCAGCGCACAAAAAGCCCGAACGAGAAGCCACGCCAGATAAACACTATCATGGAAGGCTTGGAGGTTGGGCTTGTGCCTAAGACCACGGACATCACCAAGATGATGGCTTACTACAGTAGAAGCAATATCGAGGCTTGGGCTAACAAGACGATGCTCCAAGAGGTGAGCGGACTGAACGTAATCGAGCGCAACGAGGACGGAGAAATTATTTCTTCTGACCCACTGCTTTCTTCGGTTGCACCTTTCAACTTGGAGCAATACAAATACTTCGAGATTCCTGGTGTGGGTCCTGTATGGGTATATAATGTATCTCCAAAGCAAATGAAGGTGAAGAACCCTATCACCGGCAAGGAAAAGGTGCTCTACTCGGAGGCAAGTGCAGGAGATAGATTCGGAGTTGTATTCGATACCTATCAGTCAACTCCTTTCTGGAAGGCTTTTGACACATTGGCATCGAGCATGAAGAAGTTGGAGCTTGGCTTCAGTGGATTCCATGCAGGAGCACTGACCGAGGTGTATATGGTGCAGAACATGGTGGAGTATGGACCTAAGAAGGCACTCGCCAACTTTATGAAGTACATTTTTGCTGATACGATGAAGAATCATCAGTTGCCATGCTTCGCCAATCCGCAGGACTTCCAAGAGGCTGCTACCCACTTGGTGAAGTTTGGAGCGACCAACGACTATGCAGCCGCGGATGTGCAGAACATGTTCGACAACATGCGCGATGCGATGATGAAGGTGCAGGAGAAGCTGAAGGACGGAAATGGAATTTCCGGAACGGTGGCTGTGGCTACTATGCCTTTGAAGGTGGCGACTCAGATGCTTTCGCTCATCAATAAGGGCATGGATAGAGCCTTGTGGGATTTCCTCCATGACGGACTGAAACTTGCTACCTACCGGATGAGGGCAGACAAGACCAAGGAACGTGCCAAGAAGAAGGGATGGACTGAGGAGGAACTGAGCCGGGCTTTGGACGAGGACGGTCAGTTTGTGAACGATATGTTTGGCGGTCAGCACTGGGATGTACTTGGTGCCAGCCATCGAACCTTGCGCTATGCAGGCAGAGTTCTTCTTTCACCAGACTGGAACGCTTCTACTACTCGCCACTTCTTGGCACTAACAGGATATGGCTCTGTATGGAACGAGGCGACCTTTGAGAACTTCAAAAACTACTACAAGAATGTGTGGGCAGCAACAAGAGGAAAAGGCAAGCTAACGCCTGACGATTGGGGAAGATTGTCAAGACAACTTTCAGCCTTGCTGTGCTACGGAATCGGTTTTATGATATTCTATGAGGGATTCGCCAATGCTTTCAATGCAGCCTTCCGTGCCCTGGACGAGGAGAAGGAGCGCAAGAAGGCTGAGGAGTTGAGGAAGACCAACCCTAACTACCGTAGCCCTTACGAACTGGCTTATCCTGATGGCATGAAGTGGTATGACTATCTGATGAGGGGAAACAGCCTAGGACAGCAGAGCAAAATCTTTATGGGCAGATATGCGGACGGAACGGAAATGTATATCCGACATGGTAAGCAGTTCCGAGAGGTGCCTGAATATCTCTTCAACCATAAGGGTGAACTAGAGTTCCCTGGTCCTATGGTGCAGCGAATGATAGGCAAGGCGAACCCAATGGTGAGAATGACCTTGGATGATATAAACTATCTGAGCGACTTCCAAGCCAGCCATGCCGACCAGGAGATACAGAGAAAGTATGGCAAGACCATCGGTCTGCTCTACAAGGATGCGCTCTACTGGGCGCCTTTCCTGATTCCTAGTCAGGAGAATAAGGAGTTCAAGGCTGTGGATTTCTTCTTCCCATCCTCAAAGGGATTCTCTCCTTGGAAGGCTCAGAGCTACTTCAAGGACTTCATCCTGAGCGGTGACATGGAAGGCGTGGTAATGACCTACCAGAGCTGTGAGCGCAATGGCATTGACCCAGAGGAGCAGATAAAAGCAGCCATCGGTAGCGTGAAGGCATTGGAGAGTGCAGAAATGAAGGATGGCATTACTTCATTGCAGGTGGCTAGCGAACGCTTCGATGAGGCTAAGAGTATCACGGAAAAGAAGAAGATGCGCCAGAAGATGAAGAAATTCCTCTCGCAAAGTGATTACAAGGCTTTCACCCAGAAGGAGGCTCTGGACATGGTACAGGGCTATCTGAACGGTGATGAAGACTTGAAGGAAATGGAGAAGGCTGAAAATAAGTACTTGATGAAGGCGAAATCTGAGGATGTGACAGAGGACTGGAGAATACAGGCTGTATGGAACGGAACGATGGATACCTACGATGAGTATCTACGCTTGAAGGATGTTGACAAGGCGAAGGCTAATGCCTTCAAGAACAGCAAGACCAACAAGCGACTGTTTGCAGCTAGAAAGGCTATCTCTGCTGCTAAGAAGAAGATGAACAAAGCCAAGAAGCAAATGAATGGTCAGAACGATGCCGCCAAAATGGTGGAGATTCGCAAGACCAGAAAGGAGCTGATTGAAACATTAAACGGAATGGAGTAGTCCGGCATGATAAAAGCTACGAGGGCTTACTCGATACTCAGAAAAAGAAAAGGGACTTGCTTCACAGCGAGTCCCTTTTTGATAGTCGTAAAATTCTAAATTCCAAATAAATTATATTTTTATAAAAAATGAAAATCGTATTTTGAAGATGTTGGAGCGATGACTAACCTATCTGGGCGGGTCCGTTGGCTTCTGCCTTCTTTGGCTTTGCCCAATCGATGTAACGCTTCATGGCTTCGTCCATGCTCTGCTGTTCACTCTTTGGAGCTTCTTTCTTCTTTTCGCCCCAAAGACGTTGGGCAATATCATCCAAGCACCACTGCCAATCGTCTCGAAGGGTGATAACCTTGGAGCTTGGCATGATGGTGACATCTGCCTTTGGTGGGTCAACATGCTTTGTGTTGCCATCCTTGTCGGTCTCTTCCTTGGTGTAGATAGAGGAGAATGGTACATTATTGTCGTTAAGAAACTTCTCCACATCCTCCTTCTTGTTGTCACAGAGAAGAATGCAGACGGAAACCTTATTCTTCTTCAAGGTGGTGAGGGCTTCTTTCGCCTTGCCTACCAGGGAGAGGTTGCCTTTATCATCCTTTGTGATGACGCAGGCTTCGTGAACATTGATTGATTTACTCATACTATCTAATATATTAGAAATTCTACATTTAAAAGAATTGCGGAACAAAAATAAGGGGAAAATATGAGAAAGTAATGTTAAGTTGCGCAACTTATCACTAAGAAGTGAGAAAAAGGCGGTATTTTTGGCGAAAAATTAAGAATTATGCCAGATAATCGTGTTATAAATGATATTTCGAACTATGCCGAGCCTGGACCTGACTCCCTGGAGGGAGTGAGCAGGGAGCGGTTTGCCCAGACGGACAGCAATCTTCGGCTGATAGAATGGGCTTGCCAATACTTCTATGATGGCGCAGAGCTGAGAAAGAAGTGGAAGCGAGCGCAGGACTTCGTGATGGGCAGACAGCTGGAAGAACTGATAGAGTGGAACGGCAGAAAGATAAGCATCCGTCAGTATATGGAAATGAAGGGTATGCCTATACTGGAATATGATGTGATAGGTGACAAGCTGCTTTCTCTCGTAGGACTTGTGCGCCAGCAGCGCAGTACAGCCTCTTGCAGTGCCGTAGACCCCAACGAGGAGGACTATATCAATTTCTTCAATGAATACCTTCGGCAGAACGACAACTTGAACGACCGACAGGAGCTAGATGCGAGAATGTTTTATGCCTTCTGTGTCTTCGCCTTCGTGGGCATGAAAACCTACTATGGCAGGAAGGATGGCAAGAATGGCATCTTTGACTACATGGTGGACATCTTTAAGATAGCGTTGCCACCTTTCTTCAAGTATGACCTGAGTGACATAGAATTTATCGCTGAGGCTCACGATTTGACTTGGCGAGAGATAATCGCCACCTTCACCGATGGAAGCAAGGCTGAGGTGGACAAACTGAGCGAGATATATCTACAGACACAGCATCATTTCGCTCCAGAACAGACTTATCACCCGAATGGTGAGGCACAGTATGCAGGAATAGACGATTTCACCCATTCTTCGGTAATCGGTAAGTACCGGGTATTGGAGATATGGACGAAGGAGACTAGACCAGCCATCTGGGTGCATGACTGGGATGCAGGAACTAGCGGATATGCCTCTCCCGACCAACGAGCTTTCTACGAGGAGAAGAAGCGGAAGCTAGAGGAAGCCAACATCATGAAGGACGAGAACGGTCTGCCTGTGCTCGATGAGAACGGTGAGCCTATCTATTATGTGGACCCATCAGAGCTTAAGACCATCGAAATGAAGGATGAGGTTGAGACCTATTGGTACAGAAGATACCTAACTCCGAATGGCTATCTGCTGGATGCGAGGGAATCGCCTTACTATGTTCTGAGAGACGGTTTCAGAACTTCCATTATGCCATATACCTTCGTGGCATATCCTTGCCTGAATGGCGAGGTAAGAAGTTTCTCGATGCGTGCCGAGAACAACCAGCGTACCTTGAACCACTATATGATGATGATAAACTTCATCGTAGCGAATGGTGCCAAGGGTACGATGCTTGTGGATGAGAATGCTCTGAGCGAAAAGCAAAGCATCGATGAAATGCAAGTGAATTATACCAAAACAGATAGCATCATCTTGTGGAACTCCAAAAACGGAGGCAAGCCACCGCAGACTTTGGTCAACAAGAGTATTCCAGCAGGAGTTGACTTCATGGTTAACTTCGCCAAGACCATGGCAAGTGAGGGTACAGGCGTGCAGGGTGCTCTGCAAGGCGTTCATCGCAACACTAGCGGTAAGCAATACCAACTGGAAAGGGAAAGTTCTTCTACCACAATACAAGATTTTGTGGAGAGCTTCAATAACTTCAAGGTGAGAATCGCCAAGAAGAAGCTGTATCTCATACAGGAGTTTTGTACCTCAGCGGATAGCGTGAAACTGACAGGGGACGATTTCGAGACACATTTCAATCCAGAGACCATGAGGGATATGGATTTAGATGTTTCCATCGACTTGGACGCTTACAGTCCACTTATCAGAAATGCTAATAACGATATGGCTTGGCAGATGATGGTTAGTGGTAAGATGGACCCATATACGATGCTGACCGTAGGACAATTCCCTGGTACTAGCAGAATGAAGAAGTACTTCAAGGAACAGCTAGAGAAGCTACAGGCGATGCAAGCGCAGCAGCAAGCGAATGGTGAAATGCCTACAGCAGGAGCAGGACAGCAGCAGGCAGGTACGCCAGCAACACACTTGAAAGATGCAAGCGATGGTGTAAATGACTTGGCAACTTTGCCATCATCGGGCACATAAAAGGAAAGTTCTTAGAATCATAATAAACTCTTAAGTTTTTAGTTAGTAGATTGTTTATAGGTTTTTAGTTTAAAGGTAAAAAGATAAGGAAGAGGAGACCGTGATGGCTTTCTCTTCCTTTTGTTTTGTGTGGGCTTAAGCTATACCATATTTCTTCTTGTAGGAACGTAGCTTTTCCATCGGAACGGAAACACGATACATGTAATACTCTTGCCATTGCTTCAACTTCTTGGCTCTAACCTTGTTGTCGGCATCACAACCGATGGCACCCCACTTGGATGGCGTGTAGTAGAAAGATGCAGCCTTAATGTCTTCTACGTTTTTGAAATAGCGTGTTGCCTTCCATTTGCCCATCTGGACTAATCTTCTATAGGCGAGCATACCCTTGCGATTGGGGTCGTAGGTCATAATCGCCCAATCCTTGTGCGACTGGTCGTAGAGCATGTAGAAGCGAGGCGCACCACCTTCCTTGTACTTAGCAAGGGTGGCTTTCACTCCCTTCTGCCACATACGAGTGGAGCGGAAGAGTTCGATACGAGTAACAATAGGCTGGTAGATGGTTATGACCATCTTACGCAGCAGGTTTGAATAACTTTGTTTCATTTTTCTTTTTACTTTTAATTGTTAACTTATATGGACAGGCGATAGAATCGCCTGGAACGGTGGCTCAGGGAGAGGGCTAGCTGCCACCACCTATGCCCGACAGCTCGGCTACTACAGGTGGGCGGTTGCGGAGGCGTTCACGCTCTATCTCTGCCTTTGAGCGGAATGGAACGATTTCAGGTGCTGGCATATCCTTCTCTACGTAGAGGGCGATAGCTCTAGCCATCACACGGTCATCGTGCTTGCCAGCAATGGCACCATAGCAGTCGTTCTGCTTGTAATAGAGGAAGTAGGTGCATTCATCAATGGCTGCAAGTTCTCGCTCCATATAGCCACCGTCTCGGATGATGCGTGCCATGGTCTTCACTACTGCCACCTTGGTAGCCTTGTTAGTATTGAATCCCCATTTCATCTCTATGTTCTTCACCTTCTTCAACTTGGACTGTGACGCACTATACAGATTACTGTAGAGAGGGATGAGGATAGGGAAGAACAGCTCAGACTGGTTGCCCTCGGTATTGTTCATACGAGAGTAAGCGGTATTGTTCTCGATAACCAGGAAGGCATCATTAAAGAAATGAGCTATCTGGGCGCAACGCATGGCGAGTTGGTCGGCATCGCAGTGACCATGCCATTCGGCTACTATCTCGGGAACACCACCATAGATTTCATCGTAGCGGTCGAGCACCACGATGTCGGAGAAGTCGGAGGTCTTGTGAGAACCACCAATATCGCACGACACAACGTAACGATGCTTGACAATCTCGGAGTTATCGGGTCCAGCCCAAACTTTGAGAGGTCCACCGGAACGTTCCACGAAACGGATGTTGTTCATGCAAGCAGGGTCGGCAGCATCGTAGTAATCTCCCTCGATGTCGCCCACCATGATAGGCTCGATGCCCTTGCAATCCTCTTCCATCTCCTTCAACTTGTAAGGGTCGAAGACGGTAGTACCAGAGAAGAGGAAGGCTTCCACGTCATCGGAAGGATATTCCTGGCGCATGCCATCCAAGTCGCTGTACTTCTTGCACTCATTCACATACCAATGGATGCCTTCGAGGGTTGCACCCTTGATTTCCCAAAGCCACCAGAAGTAAGAGCCATGATATTGCTCATCCTCACGATTCTTGTAGAGCCAAAGAACGAAATTAATCTTTTCTTGCTCAGACTTGAAAGGAAGGATATACTTCTCGATGTCGAACCATGGAACGAAGTAAGGGGTATAGATGGAAAGGCGATTGCCGTCCTTGTCGAAAGAGTTGGCACGCACCCATTCATCATGAAACTCATTCTCACGCCCATTTGGGGTAGACTCTCGCACGATGAAGGTGTAAGGTCTCGTAACATTGATAGGCGAGATTGCGGCATTGACAACCTTCTGTGGAGTCCACTCTGTAGTGTTAGGGAAAAAGGCTTCCTCGGTGATGTGAGCCATAGCTGCATCGGCAGAACGGCAGGACTCAGGGTTACGAGCCGAACCAGTCTGTATCTTGCAGGAGCGAGGGATGAGGTACTTGATATTGTTCTGAGTGCTTGATGTGCGGAGTTTGCGAGAGTCTTCCTTGAATGTCTCTCCAATCTCATAGTAGAGCCATGTAGGGATGGCATTCGCCAATTTCTCGTACATATCGAACACCTGGGTAGCAGATGAAGACTGGTGACCGATAATATTGCTATTCCAGTTGGTCTTCCAGAACATCTGAATCCAGAACATGTAAACCTCGGTATCAGTAGAACCTCCCCATTGGCGACACTTCAAGAGGATAATCAAGATACTGTGCAGCTCACCATGAAGGCGTTGCCGTTCGAAATCCTTGGTGAGACCTATCTGTGCATGGTTGAGAAGGAAAGGTATATCATCGCCACCATCCTTATTCTTGATTCGGGCATAGGCGTAGGCGAAGAAATAAAAATCGTGCTTGCAGCGCAGACGGATGAGATAGCGGAATACTGCATCGCGTGCCTTTTCTTGATCCAGGTCTGCCATGTACTTCTCGCAGAAGGCAGAGATAGAACCGCACTTGATGATGGCGCAGAACTTCTTTTCCTTCAACATTTCTACAGGAAGCCAAAGTTTCTTGCCCTTCAAGAAATCCTCAATGACACACTCGAAGCGAAGACCAGGGGCATTCTCTCCAGTAATGGGACGATAAGTAGCGAGGAGGCTTGTGAGCCTTCTCTTATCTTCCTCTAGAATCTCTTTGAGTTTCTTATCGGACAGTTGCTGCTGAGGTCGTACCTTGAATGTGGATTTTGCTACTGGCATCCGTTATATATAATAATGTTAAGTGTTGAATGTTAAATGTTGAGTTTTTGAGATTTGCGAATGAATCCTTCTGCCTTGGCATAGATGAATCCGATGGCAAAGAGGATGAGGTGATAGATGCCAGCTATGTGAGGGAGGAGGCATCCAATCACTAGGAGGATGAGCATCTGCCAGAAGGCTAAGCGTTTTCGCCTGTAGAGCCACGGAGCGGTGAAGCCCATGAAGAAGGAGATAATGACCGATGCGCCCAAGACCGGGAGGGACGGATAATAAAGGAAGGAGAGACCAACGGAGGCAAGCCACGAAGCCAGCACACGATGGATGCGAAACTGACGATGCACCATAAGGAGGCACCAGGCATTAACAGCCCAATGGATGAAGTTGGCATGACCGAACATGTAAACGAAATGGGAGTATATTGGGGTTGATGGCGATACAGCCATGTTGGCATGAAGCGGAATGATGAAAGCCATCAGGAGGACGATGAGGAGTGTTATATATAATGTACGCATAATGAATGAGAGTTTTATCGAGTGATGAATGATGTTTTCTTATTGCGGAAATAATTGTTGATTTTCATCTGTATGTAGCGAGGAGCCATCCCCATGTTGGGTGCAGGGAGGTCTAGGCACACATACACAAGATGCTTGGTGTTGTATTCCTTGTATTGTTCCATCTGACGGAGGCGCAAGAAATCCTGATAGAAGGCTTCGAAGAGCTTTTCCTTCATGGCTTGGTATTTGCCGAACTTAGGCTTTTCCCCCTTGATGCGCTTGCAAACATACCGATAGGCTGTGCTATCAGCGAGATAATAACAAGAGGCTGGCATCTTGGCGATGTAATCGCATATCTTAGCCATGGTGGTAGGATATTCTACCATCCTCTTGGCCTTACGAAAGAGCAGAAACATTTCCTGGTCTCTTTTAAGGTAAATTTCGGATATGGAATTTAGATGTTTCATGCCAACAAAATTAATTCATCAAGATGCAGAACTTATCACAAAGTAATGCGAAATTTTGCTTAATTTAGCACACAAATATTAAAAACGAACGTTTATGGCAAAAGAAACGATTGATAATCAGAATGTTAAATCAAAGCGAGATTCTTTCAGAGAGCGTCTTGCTCAGCGTTATCCCGACCTGAATATGGACGATGATGAGGCTGTTTATAACCAAATTGCGACCGATTACGACCAGTACGACCAAAGCAAGAAAAGGATGGACGACTTCAACAACATGCTGAAAGAAAATCCTCATGCGCCTGGGCTGGTGACAGGTCTCATTACAAAGAAAAATGCCGATGGTGGCGACTTCAACCTTATCGACTACTTGATAGACGAACTAGGACAAGACTACATCGAAGCCATCAATGGTGACGATGAGGCTAGGAAACGCTTGAAGGCTAGCGAGAAGGAAAAACTCGATGCGAGCGAGAAGCTAGCCAAGGGCAAGGAGACTCTTGCAGCCAACATGGAGCAAGAGGATAAGGAGCTTGATGCTGCCATGAAGGAAGCCAAGATTAAGCCCGAGGCTATCAAGGACTTGATAGAGTGGATGTATAAGCGTAGCGATGATGGCGAAGACCACGATGATGATGGATTCGTATGGCGTGCTGCCCGGTATGGCTTGAAGAAGGCAGACTTCTTGCGTCTCTTCCAAATCAAGGACTTCGACAAGGCTGTGGCTGATGCCGAGGATAGAGGCTATAAGCGTGGCAAGAACGAGAAAATCGACCAGCAGAAGCAGCTACATGATGGAAGACAGGGTGGCAAGCGGAACATCAACATCAATGGTGGCGGTGGTGCTCCTTCTCTTCCAAAGGAGAAGAGCCGAACCGAACAGGTGTATAGCCAGATGGTTGGAATGTAGCTCTTGTCAATTAAGAATTTATAGTTAATAATTAATAGTTTAAAAAATTGTAGATTATGAAACAGTTTAAGAAATGGTTTGGATTCATGATGGCGATTTTCGTCATGATTCTGAGTGGTGGCAGCTCTTATGCTATGGCGGAAACTCCTCCTAATATTCCAGAAGGTGAAGGTGGCGGTGGCCCTACAGGTCCAACAGACGGTCCAGGTATTGGTGGCACGGGTCCAAAGTGGCAGGGTGGCAGCCAGGAGCAGCAGGAGAAGATGAACAACTGGGACTACTATGTGGCTCATGTGAACCCTACCGTGGTGGAAATGAAGCTGGAGAGTTGCCCAATCGACCAGATTCTTCGAGCCTCGAAGCGAATGACTCCTGTGGACAGTAACCGCATTGAGTACTATTCCATCGGTCAGCGACCAATCAAAACAAAACTTGCAGCGAAGTTAAGTAAAACTACAAACGGTGGCTCTGTAAAGCTAACGGTGGAAAATGCGACAGTGTTTGGTACTGGTGACATCATTATGATTAAAAGCTGTCTTGGCTATCAGGACAACGGTACTGACCGAAGCACGATGATTCCTTTGCAGCTGCGTGTAACAGAGGTAGATAACGATGGAAACCCTACATGCTATGCGCTGAATGGAAAGAAAAACGCCAGTCGTGGTAACCGGGACATTCCTGAAGATATTGAGGCTGGTACTGTAGTAATGCGACTGGGACGAGCTGCTGGTGAAAAAGAGGTAGAGACTGGTAGCTACTACTCTATGCCAGATAAGAGCTTCCAGTATTGCCAGCGATTCATCATGCAGGTGGAGGAGTCTCTTATCGACCGTATGAGCAAGACCCAGGTACAGTGGGACTTCACACGCCAGGAGAAGATGGCTATGGACGATATGCGCCAGGGTCAGGAGCTGAGCGGACTGTTTGGCTATCGCTCTATGTCGAATGGTGGCAAGGATGTAGGTCTTGTTTATACCATGGGTGGCATCTTCTGGGAAGCTGGTAAGGATTTGCAGATTGGACACTGGGAGCCAAAGATGTTTAGACAAGCCGATGGCACTCTTGTTCCTGTAACACACGATGTAACCGTTCCTGATGGTTCTAGCGGTACAAAGGTTGAGAAGAAGCAGGTATATGAATATGTGATTAGCGAGAAGGAGCTGACCCAGTTTATTGCATCCATGTTGAAGGGTGCAGGTAACTCTAGCCGTACCAAGTTGCTCTTCGTGGACAACTTGATTTATCAGGCATTTGCTAACCTTCGTAGCAATAAGCGCATCATCACGCAGACGGAAAAGGACTACCAGGGATGGAAGCTCGACTTCGAGAAGTTTGAGAGCATGGGAACTAAAATTCTCATTTATCGCCACGATGCCTTCAATAGTTGGGGCATGGATGGTAGAGCCTTCTGTTTGGATGCTCGTTATCTCGACAAGTATGTATTTGGTACTTGGTCACGAAATGAGTTTAATGCCAAGGATTTGCTGATTCGCAATACCGCAGGTGTGGTAATGGAGGAGTATAGCTGTTGGGTTCTGACATTCCCGGATGCCCATGCTCGTGTATCTCGCCCTACCTTCACAGAGGACGGTGTGACCGATGAGCAGATTCAGGAGGCTGCTTAATCAAAACAAAGGGAACTGATAGTTTTCTAACATATATCAAAACTCGGGGATAGTTGAGGCTCTAGATGGGAACAATAGCCCTCGGACTAGGCTTCGCTATCCCTTCACCCATAAACACAAAAGATATGTATAGATTTGTAGCAAACAGTATGCTCATCTTTGTGGTGACTCTGCCAAGCGGACTTATCAAGAGCGTGGAGTTTGAGAGGTGCAGTAACAATGCTTATTCTTACCTCACGGACAACAAACAGGTGGCAGACTGCATCAGAAAGCATCCGTTAACGAAGGCTGGACGCATCAAGGATGAGAGCGAACCTGAACCAGAGCCAAAGAAAGCTCTTGATGAGGTAATAGGGAAGGCGATGGACTTGATGGACGATAACGCCCTTCGCTTCGAGAATATCACCAAGGCTAAGAACTATCTCCAGAAGACCTACAAGGTGGATGTAAGGAAACTGAAATCACCTGAGCAGGTGAAGGAGAAGGCTAAGGAGCTTGGGGTTGAAATAGTTTTTTAGTTAATAGTTTATAGTTAATAGTGCCTATGGAAGCATTGATGAGTGACCTTGTAAAGGAAATGCGGCTTGCGTTGGACGAGGTGAAGCATGACGAGCTGAACGATGTCTTTGCCGATGATTCGGACGAGGAAATGAAACAAGCTATCGAGACTGCCGCACAGCAGCTTTTGCTGCAAGCACCACCGCAGATGCTACAGCCCAAGAGGGTAGTGGCATCGCTAAATGAAAGCGGTAAGCAAGATTATGATGCCATTCAGACACAATACACTGATGGGCATGGTAGCCTTGTGATACCTGATGATTGGCTGAGGCTGGTGGAGCTGAGGCTGAAAAGTTGGTCTTCCTCGTTGGTGGCTTTGATGGACTCAGGAAGCAAGGAGGCTCAGATGCAAGCCTCTCGATGGACTAGGGGGACACCGCAGAAGCCGAAGGGCATGATAACCGTTTCGCCTACTACAGGAAAGCGAGTACTGATGTACTGGACTGCCGGAAGGTATTCTGCTAACCATGATATGCCTACAAACAAGGTGTATGACCATGAAGTGGAGCTATTTACATACCTTCCTTATCAAAAGGTGAAGGATGTGCTTGAAGAGGATGGGAAAACGGTGAAAGACCAGGAAATCATCCTAGCCCTGACTGACGAGTGTAAGAAGTATCTCATCTATCGTGCCATCTCCATCTTCTTGATAAGTAAGAAGGAGAGTGAACTGGGCGAGAAGTATAACCAATTATCACAAATTTAACAAGATATGGCTAATGATATAGACAAAACAAGTCCTCACTACAAGGGGGAGTTTGGTAGTATCTACGAGGTGAACCAAAAGTTTCCTTCGGGAGGCGTGGAAGGTGACTATGTGGCTATTGATGGTTGGGCGCATTACTGGAATGCGGACAGAGGAACTTGGTGCGTGAACGCTCAGAGGGATAGCTACTGGGATGAGCTTATCACCAATATCATCGAACATTTCAAGACCATCAAGGGTGCTACCTATATGGGGGTGGCTACTACTGACACCGTGCCTGATACTACGGCTGCAAAGATGTTTTATTTTGCGCTGCAAGGTGGAAAATATGCTAACTTCGGAAATCAAGATGTAGCCCAGGGCATCAATGTGCTACTGACCGATGACGGTAAATCTTGGACTGTGCAGAGTCTTATTTCCGTTGCACAGGAATTGGGTGCTAGCACAACTATGCTTGTGAGCCAGAAGGTTGTTACGGATAATCTTACAGAGCTGCAAAATACGGTCTTTCCGCTAGAGGTGTCTTTATCCCTTGACAAGCCTTTGCTAGAATATACTGGTAGTGAGCAGAGCATCAAAGCTACTTACTCTATCAAGCGCAAAGGTTCGCCAATTACGCCTACAGCATTAGCTCTGTCTGTTGATGGTTCTCTTGTTAGTATTGATGTAAAGCAAGCAGATACAGTTACTATCAAGGTGAATAAGGAGGGAGAAACGCAAATCATCCTCACCGCAAAGCATGGCGACCTCGTAAAGTCGGCAACAAACAAGGTTACGATGGTTCTGCCTATCTATTATGGATTCGGTACAAAGGAAACGGACATAGCCATTGCTGCCAATAAGCTTTCGCCTCGTTTATCTGCAAGTGGAACTTACGCAAAGACTTCGGCTAAGGACGATGTTAACTTCATTATCCTTGCGCCTAAGACTCTTCCGAAACTTGCCAACTTCACGATGGGTGGTGCTCCTTTCGTGATGGAGACTTCTTCCGTCACTATCAACGGCAAGGACTACTACATGTATAAGAGTGGTGCTATATATATGAATGGTACGACTTTGAACGTTCAAGCAAACTAAAATTTAGTAATATGGCAGAGAAACTAAAAATAGCAAAAGGAGACATTGGCAATGCATTACACAGCACTGCCAAAGACCATGTGGCTGTAGTAGCTTATGAAACCTACGATGAGGAACTGCAAGAATATCAGTCTGTTCTTAATGAATTGTTGGTTATCAAGGATGCTGATGGAAATGTACAACAGACCCCATTTAGGTATATCGTCAACGAAGAGTATATCTTTGCCATGTTGGATGCCGAAGAGCATTTCTTAGCAGGTATTCATTGGGATGGTACTCCACAAACAGCCAAGATGGAAGAGAATGCTGAACGTGAGTTTGCTGCTGTCAATAAGCAGATAGAAACCATTAAGACAGATTTGAAGAGAAATGTACTATCCATTTCCTTCGATCGTTCGACAGGGCAGATTATTGGCACGACTAGCGACCGTAGCAGAATTACAGGATGCGTTCAAGACCGTAAGACTGGTAGAATTATTATGAATCATGAGTTAGATTAAACAAAAATAGATATGGCAGAAATACAAACAATCATAGGTAGCTTACCTGTGCTCAGAGGTGAGTTTGATGGTGAAACTTCATACTACAGAGACAATCAGGTGACTATGTTCGGCAGTACTTTCCAAAGTGTTGCCGATGATAATGTTGGCAATCCGCCAGCAGAGGCACGTGACGATGGCAAGGTGTATGCCATCAACACAGACAAGTGGGTTATTGTGGCTAATGCCCTTGGCGCATATAATGCTGGTAGTCGGATTGACAAGTTGGCAGAAAACACAGAAATTAAGAATGAAGAGGGAAAAACTATCAAGACTCCTTTCAGGGAGATTGAGTCTCCTGAGTTCTTGCATTGTATTGTTGATGCAGAAGGCCACTTCTTGTTTGGCGTTCAGTTGGATGGTTCTATAGAATGGTCAGTAGGCATTCCTGCACCTATCAGAAAGAAATTCCAAGAAATCATCAACCAGTCTCAACAAGATAAGACAGATGTGCTTGAAGCACTCAATGCTGCCAAGGAAGAATTGTCTGCAAGCATCACTGAATTGAAGCAGAACCTTGACAAGACAACCATCAAGGACGAGGAAGGCAATGTGCAAGATACCCCATTCAAAATAATTGAGAATGAGGAGTTTATCTATGCCATAACAGACAGTGAGGATAGGTTGCTCTTTGGCATCAAGAGAGACACAGGAAAGCCATACTACCCTCTCAATGAAATGTATCATGTCATTCAGAATGAAGAATATTTTGCTGCTTGGCTTGATACAGATGATAAGGTTCTCTTTGGCATCAGAAGAGACGGTCAAATCATAGGTGAAATCCATGCAGTCCATGCCTTGAAGCAAGTTGTTAATCAACTTCAATCAGACCTTGATTCATTTCAGGAGGAGATGGGTGCAATATATACAAACCTCAAAGAACTCCTTGATGTCTTCTCTTTGCAGGAGAACCCTGAGTATTTGGCAGTAGAGAAAGATGCAGATGGAAAAGTGTTATCTGCAACTAATTCTGATGGTAGCCATTATATCCATAATGCCAAGTCTGAGACTATCCCAACAGAGTTTGGACATATTGAAGACCCAGAGGGAAGAATGGAGATTACTATAGATGCAGAGGGAAAGGTAATGTCTTATCGTGATTCTAGTGGTAGGAAACATGAGAATGATATGGATATTGCAAACCTTGATGTTTCAAATATCAACCTCAAAGGTAATAGCGTGAATGATATTGGTGATGCTCTAAAGGCAAATGATTTTAAATTAGATACACCTTCTGATTTCAGCAATGACAGCTATATTGAACTTCCTATCCCTAGAATTGCTGCACAAGTAAGACTTTATGCTCCCAAGTTGCCTACGACAAAGCAGGATGATATTGAAGCTGAAATTGAGTATAATGACAAGGATGGTAACTATTTTCGAAAGCCAATCATACTAAATGCACAAGGTAGTTCTTCTATGAATTACTATGTAAAGAATATGGCTATTGACATCAATGATGATTCAAAGATTAAATTTGGTGACTTTCCTTCACAGGACAGTTTCCATTTGAAGAAATACTACATTGATGTCTTCCGTGGACAATGTATTGTAGGATATTGGTTAATGGAACAGGTTTATCAGACCAGACCAGTAGGAAAAAGATACCCCTATGAAATTCTTTCTAAAGCGTACAGCCCATATACAGGAACAGGAAAAGCCGAAGATGACTTCTATACTGGCTCAAAATGCCATCCTGATGGATTTCCTATTGTTATAACATGGGTTAATAGTGACACTAAAGAAGAGAAGAATATGGGAATATATGCATGGAATCTCAAAAAATCAAAAGAAGTGTACCATGCTGACAAGAAAACAGCTGAGAATATAATTCTTGATGGTGTCATAGATAATGTAACCTTGTTTGGAGGAACTATAGATTGGGCACAATTTGAGATTCGCAATCCTAAGTCTCTGATAGATGTAGATGGAGATAAGTATGATGGAGACAACCCGAAGGAGTTATCTGACACTGACAAGAATAGTAAAAAAGTCAAAGATTATTTGGTCAGATTATCTGGGGTAAAAAATGCGCTTGCAGAATCGAACACCAAAGAGACTTTTGAGAAGTACTTCATCGTAGACTCTTTTATAGACTACTTTATTGTCTCACAAGTACTATACAATTTGGATGGTTTCAGAAAGAACTGGATTTGGTGTACTTGGGACGGAGAGCATTGGGCACCAACTTTATATGATGTAGATAGTATCTTCGGTGCACATTGGAATGGTACTCTTGTTGTGTCAGGAAGTGATAATTCCATAGTTCTAGGAACAGAAAATGTTCTAGGACTGGATAATTTGTATGCTTCTGAAATCAAAGAGAGGTACAGAGAATTAAGGAATGATGGCGTTTTCACTACAAAGAATATCGCAAATCTATTGGAGTTATGGCTTGATAGAACTGGTTACGATAATATAGATAAGGAACTATCATTATATACTGATATACCTTCTTATAGAAATCCACAATTAAATGATGGATGGGAGATTGTTGGTACTACAAGTAGTTCAGATGATTACGATACTGAAAAGACATATAGCAAAGGGAATATTTGTGTATATTTCGGTTATCGCTATCAAGCTACAAAAGAAGTAACAGGAGTACCTCCTTTAAAAAGTTTTTATGAACATGAGCCAATCTATTGTGGTTTTTATAATTCTGTCAAGAGAGTATCTGCTTGGTTAGACAACAGAATCGCTTTCCTTGACAAAACGTATGAGTATAATAATGTTTAATTAATAAAATAATTTTATTATGGGAAAATGTTTAGTAACAAAATTTAATGGAATCACAACCAATAACAATTTGTTGCATATTGGTGGGTTGAAATTTAAAGTTAGAAATACTGTAGGCGATGGTGCTAATTTTCAAATTAATCTTATTACAGGTTCTCTAGTTGATGTTTATGCCTCTGCACCTATAGACATTAATGGTACAAAGACGCAAAACTTAAAATCACAATCTGTTGTAGTCATTAAGCCTGAATATTCATCAGACTATACTGAAATAGAAGTGGTAGGTCGGTATAGTATTAAATCCTTTGGTTATACAGATAACGTAAGTTTGAATAAAAATGATGTGATAGATTTATCCATTGACAAATATATGAATAGACTTTCTGATGACTGGTCACAATGGCTTTGTGGAACCCCTACCATTAATTTGCAGGAAGTTAAGATGAACTACATTACACAAAAAATTTCTAGCGAGAATATTTCTGGTGATATTGCAAATGTGGACATGAAATCACTTTCCGTTAATAATGCCAGAGGTTTATATGGAGACATAACCAATATGGTTAATCTTACAGGTCAATTAAATACTGGTAGTGTAAATGACGAGAAAATATATGGTTCTATCAACAAAATGACTGGTATAACAACATTATATAGCAACAAATCTGTATTGACTGGTGATTTGGCTCAGCTTAATAAACTAGAATACATTTCTGTAAATAACTCATGTATTTTTACATATTCGGATAAGTCATTAGGTTCTGAGGTAGTTTTAGCAGGCAGAGTATATCTCAAATCTGGTACAGATGTTGATAATCTTTTATTGCATGCAGCAACGAAAGACGTACAAAGTGATACGGTATTCAGACATAAAATTGACATATACACAAAAGACGGAAGCAATAGAACCTCTGCATCTGATTCAGCTGTAGCTACTCTCAAAAGCAAAGGCATGACTATAATTCTCAATAGCGTGACTTTATAATAGAACTCTAAGTCGCAGGCTTTGTAAATATTAATTAAGAGTGTGCCATGAATCCATGGCGCACTCGGACATAAAGTCGCGAAGGCATGGTAGACTCAATGTTGGGAGAATAAACTATGAAGGATTGGACAGGAAATAGAAAGAGTATGTTCGTGACTTTGGGAGCATCCAACCACACGGACAAGGAACGTGAGAGTAATGACTTTTACGCTACTGACCCTATCGCCATTGATAAACTGGTGAAAGTTATACAGCTTCCTCGTAAGGTTTGGGAGTGTGCTTGTGGGACAGGGTGCTTATCTGACCGGCTGATGGACTTCGGGCATGAAGTAATCTCCACCGACCTTGTGGACAGAGGCTATGAGGGAGTAAGAGATTTCTTGGAAACCACCGAACTTCCGAACGAATGTGCTTGCATCCTCACCAATCCGCCATACAAGTATGCCCTGGATTTCATTAAGCACAGCTTGGAGCTTCTTCCTGATGATGGACTTTGCATCATGTTCTTGAAGACTACCTTTCTAGAAGGACAAAAGAGGTATGATGAGCTATTTAGCAAGCATCCTCCTCAGTATGTGCTGCAATTCTCACGAAGAGTGCTTTGCGCCAAGAATGGAGAGTTTCAGAGAATGAAGGACGGAGGAGGCAGTGCTGTTAACTATGCTTGGTTCGTTTGGAAGAAAGGTTATCATGGTGATACAGTCATCAAGTGGATATAATATAATAAGGTGTAACTCTTGATAGAGCTACACCTTATTATATTATAGGTCAATCAATATTCTCACAGATGTACATAACAAATGAGCTACAATCTGTATGATCGGAGGCCTTTCAAAAATAATTTGCTTACGGATTGTTACTTTAGCAAAGTTTAACTACAAAATGTTGTCCGAAGTGAATAAAAATGCGCAGAAAGTTGTAATTTTGCACCAAATTCTTACTTTAAGAACTATAATTGTAATCAATAACTAACAAAGGGAGGTTTTATGACACAAGAACAAGAAGCCGAATTCCAACGGTTGATAAAGGACGTAGATGTTACCGAGCTGATGGATATGCTTAAGAAGCATGGTAATCGGTATAGCAGAAGAATATTGAAGTTCTTCCGCTGGTTCTGCAAGTATGTGCCTATCATTATTATGTGCTTTCACGCTTATGGAATATGGGAGTTCTCTAAGCATCCCCGTGAGATGTTTATTCCACACAACGAGAATATGCCTTGCTATATCTTTATTTATTTCATGGTCTATATTCTGCCGATGGTGACGATACTGGCAAGTAGATTTTTCTTCTTGTGCCAGCGGTATCGCATTCCATTTATGTACTTCTTAGGCATCAATGCGGCTCATATTGTAGAGTGGAGTTGGTACACAACTAATGATATGGTGGATTCCTGCTTTACGGTCATGGTCGTGATAGCTATATTCTATTTGTATAGCTTTGCTAAAATGTTTGTTAATGAAACGAAACTAGGACGTAAAATTTGCACATAAATATGGGAAAGATACTAAGTTATAAGATACTCGGCACGGCTTTGAAGTCGCTGAGTGATGCTTGCTTTAAGGCAGCAGAACAGCAGAAGAATGGAGAGAAGGTTACGGCTTGCGGTATGAGCGATGAGGATCTGGATAATCTGTGCGAGCAGATTCCTTATATGTTGAATCCTTATATGACTGCCGGGCAGGTTAAGAAGGAGGCGCATATCAGCGAATCTACCCTAAGAAGGGCTATCGCTGATGGGGAACTGGAGAGCGTGGGGAACGCTGGGGACCATTCTCATTTCTTTAAGAAATGGGATGTTAAGGAGTTTATCAAGAAAAGACTGAAAAGAAAATAGCTATGGACATTTTGATATTTCTTGTAAAACTAGGAACGGTTCTGTATATCATAACTTTCTTATATATGATGAAGAATGGATATATGGATGATGATCCTAAATGGTTGAAAATACTAATTCTACTTATGATAGTGTTTGTTATCGTATATAAAATAGTAAAAATTATAATGGGAACTTAATATAAAGAAGAGAAGCTGATGAGGCTTCTCTTTTTTGATATGGGTCTATGTCATCTTAAATCTTTGTAAATCAGCCACTAAAAGAATGTTTGACAGAGTTATAAAATATGTAGATATTTTGGGATAACTTTGCTGCCGTAATCGATTACATGTGTGAGTATAAACAAAATGTACAACTTTTATTACTTTAGGAATTATGGCAGAAGAAGTAATTAAGACTACCTCTTGTTGCAACGATGCAATGATGGGTGGTTTGCTTGGAGCGATGGCAAATCGTGACGGCAATCCTTTGGCAATGGCGGCTATGTTGCGAGACCGTGACGATGCCGATATGTGGAACAATCCGTTTGCCTACATGATGATGATGGGCATGATGCGCTATATGTATGGTGCAGACTGGAACAGCCGTGACAATGGCGCAGATGTGCAGCGTGCGGAGATTCAGAGCCAAATCGAGAGTTTGCGCAACCAGATGGCAGACAACCAGAACAGCAACTTGCTGATGGGTGCCATCCAGGGTAATGGTAACGACCTTAAGATGTTGGCAAGCAATCTGAACTGTGACTTCAACGCCTTGCAGAACTCTATTTGTGGCATTCAGGCTGGCATCCAGCAGCTTGGTGGCCAGGTTGGATTCTCGGCAGAGCGGGTAATCAATGCTATCTCGCAGGGTAACTTGCAGATGACAATAGCGTTGAAGGATTGCTGCTGCCAGACTCAGCAGAACATCATCAAGATGGGTTACGATAACCAGCTTGGTCAGAAGGACATCGTTAACCAGATGCAGCAGGGCTTTAGCTATACCAACACTGGTATAGAAAGAGCTGCTTCTAACCTCGGTTTCCAGATGCAGCAAGACAAGTGTGACGTCATCCGTGCTGGTGAGAACAACACCCAGCGTATTATTGACACCTTGACAGGGCATTGGAGCCAGGAGCAAGCCAACGAGATTCAGGACTTGAAGTTTAAAAACTCTCAGTTGCAGCAGAACATCTACTTTGCCAATCTGATGAATGGCGGTTGCGGATGTGGCGCAGGTGTAGCAGGTGGCTATCAGTAAAAAAGAGTAAAGAATGAAACAGAAGCGTAGTGGTATGAACAAGATTTCTCCAGTGGGATTGGCTACTACAGCATTGGTAGCCAACCAAGTTTCAGTCTTAGCTACTTACAATGAGAAGCTTTGCAGACCTTATTGCGTGAACGGCAACGTGCAGCCACAGGCTAGCATAACCTACAGTTATGAGCAGCCTATCCTGAACGGTACAACGGTATTCGTGCCTATCGTGGCGACTATCAGCATCATTTCGCCTGTAGTGGGCAGCAGAAACGTGATGAGAGCACAGCCATTGATTTACACGGAAAAATGGATTGCAGCCTTCCAAGGGCAGACAGCCCTACCAACGGCTGTGACCATCGCCAGTGTAGGACGGACGCAAAAGGCTAACGATGTGGTATGCGGAAAGGCTAGAGGCCTGAGCATATTTGACAGTCTGACCGTAACGCTTAGTTAAGAGTTAGAAGTTAGGGGTTAGGAGTTGGCGGATGCTTACTCCCTACTCTGAATCATTTGGTGGGAGGGGACAGGATGTTTTCCTTCCTCTCCCATATACTTAAAACGATAAATATTCAGAGATTATGATATTCAGAGACTTGAAGGCTGGATTCCCAGTCTATCTATTTGATAGAGCCAGCAGAAAATTTAAGCAAGGCAAGGTGACGAGCAATCCCTGCCCAGACTTTGAGAACGGCAAGCCGAACGTGATGGCTGCTATGCCAGGGATGCCGAACTATGGGGCGAGGAACGTGAAGGTGAACGTGCAAACCGAGGATGGCAAGCAAGCCATCTATTCGGTTGTAGATACTGAGCAAACAGCATACAGCGACACTCTCGTAATCTCCTGTAGCAAGGAGAACATCATTAACGAGGTGAACGCACTGAAGAACCAAGCTAACGACATCCTTAGAAAGATGCCTGATTTCGAGCAGACCGTAAAGGACTGTGACAATCTCCTTTCAGAACTGGACACAACGTTTCGTGACCAACAGAAAACAAACGAAAGGCTCAACCAGATGGAAAGCAAGCTGGACGAGATTTTCAAATTCGTTAAATCGCAAAAATCAGAATGATATGAACTTAGTAGAACTTATCACAAAATATCAGACCGATGCCACACCTGAGCAGATGGTGCAGGTGACAAAGATAATCGGCAAATTCGTGGCTATGCACGCAACGGATGAAGACCTCTTGCTGCTGTATAAGGACATCTATGGGGTAGTGGGCAACGGACACTTCAACGACTACTTCGCTGAGGCTCAAATCAAGAAGATGGTTTTTGAGGATGATAAGGAGGTGGAGCATCGTGCTCCTTACTATACCATGGCGAAGACGCAGGAAATATATGAGACGGTGAAGGACGAGATTCGCCCTTACAACCAATGGGACTTTGCCGTGGTGCTGAACATGGTGTATTCGGACAACTACAACCTGATGAAGAAATGGTTTGCCGATGATAGCGAGGAGCAGCTGATGGACAAAATGGTGGACTTGGCTGTGAACTGGCTGAGAGACGATGATAACCCTTATGGGCATTGTAAGGCTTGGGGGTACTTTAACTAAGTGAAGAGTGAAGAACGAAGAGTGAAGAATTAATTTGCTCTTCTAGAAATGATTCCATAACACCTAGAGATATATAAAAGAAAACTATCAGAAGAAGAGAATGCAGGCTAAGGAAAAAGGGCTTGTGTTCTCTTTTTTCGTATGAAGTTGCGCAACTTATCACTGAGAATCGGGAATGATGGCTTAAATTTGCATCGTTTCCATAACGGAGTGGGGACGGATAAATGGAAAAGAAAATGAATGATATTCGAGGTTACTTATTTGGGACGATATGGACTTTTCTGAGTCTGCTAGTACCCATCAGAGATTTTATGATTGCCATGATGGTATTGTTCGGGCTGAACCTGGTGCTTGGCATCGTGGCAGCGGTGTTTAACGGTGAGGAATGGAGCTGGAAGAAATTCGGCATGTTCTTCGTTTGCTGTGCGGTGTTTTTCGTGACGGTGGCTGCACTGTTTATCATCGGTCACTTCTTGCATTCGGATGCTGAGGCTCTGTTTTGCGTGAAGTGGGTGTGCATAGCCGCGACCTATCTCTTCACTACAAACATCTTGAAGAATCTGAAACGAATGCTGGTGCCAGATTCGCCTTGGTACAGGCTAGTGGACTATTGCTATTATGCGCTGACACTGGGCTTCGTGGAGAAGTTTCCGATGTTCAAGAAATACCAAGAATTTAAAAACAATAAGGAAAATGGAAATGAAGGAAATCAGATTAGAGCAGTTGCTGATGGCAATGCCTAACGCAGGGAAGAGGGCAGAGAAGTTTCTGCCATATCTGAATCGATATGCCGAGGAATTTGAAATCAACACGCCTCTTAGATGGGCGCATTACTTGGCTCAAATTGCACATGAGAGCGGTGAACTGAGATATACCAAGGAGATTGCCAGCGGAAAGGCGTATGAGGGAAGAAAAGACCTTGGTAACACCCATAAGGGTGATGGTGTAAGGTTTAAGGGGCGTGGACTGATACAGATAACAGGGCGAGCCAACTACAGAAAGTATACCGGATATTGTGGCTATGATGTAGTGGAACAGCCTGAGTTGTTGGAGAAGCCTCTTGGTGCCACACGTTCTTCGATGTGGATATTCGATACCTTCGGCTGCAATGAATTGGCTGACGAGGATAATCTGAAAGCAATCAGACGGAAAATTAACGGTGGCTACAAAGGACTGGAGAAATGCGAGGAGTATTTGAAGAAGTCCAAGCGAGCACTCAATATTTCATAACATCAAGGCTTATGAAAACGACAAAGCACTTTATTATTTATTTGCTAGTGTGGGTAGCTTATTTCTCGATGCTCTTCCTGACGAGCTGCAAGACGAAGACCGTGACACAGGAGCACTATATCACGGACAACACCGTGAGCAAGGGCTTGGATGCCAGTTGGCAGGAGCGGTTTATCTCTGCCTTCGAACAGATGGCTAGATACCAGAATCGGGAATATACATCATCCTCGACTGAAACGACCCATACCAAGGATAGCACTTCGACCACGGTAGACCAGAACGGAAAGCCTATCAAAACGGAAAGCTGGCACTCTACAGTAACCAACAGGGACACTAAGGAGGTGACGAAGCTACAGGATTCCATCTTCACCATGAGCAAGGAGGTGGATAAATACCAATTCTTGATAGTGCAGAAGGATAGCTTGATTCGGTTAAAGCAGGACTCCATACAGGTGTTAAGCCGAGAACTGACCAAGACAGAGCAAAAGTATATCACCCTGGGGAAGTATACCGCCAAGATGATTTGGACCCTTGTAGTAGCAGTGATTGGTTTGTTGATTTGTCTATGGTACAGAAAGAAATGAGCGTATGAAGACAATAACGATAAAAATAGTGAAGAAGAGCGTGATGGGCGTGGTAGAGGGACTATCTGCCACCATTGCGCAGCATAACCCAGAGGTGGACTTTCAGACCGTCTGGGCGAGTGATGGCGAGGAAGCGAAGCTGGATATCTACTATAGGGAAGCAATAACCGACCTAGAGAACTTCTTGGCAAGATTCTCTTCTTCTACCACACAGCAGTTTGACCTACAGGCACTGGCTGATGATTTCACAATCACCATCAAGACCTTGGCATCTTGGCCACCTAGATTGAGCGGTGTGCTGACCAATCAAATACAGAACTATCTGGTACATGCTATCATTGCAGGATGGCTGAGCGACTTCCCGGACATGAACCATACGGACTATGCTAGTATGGGAGCGAGCGACCTAGAAGCCATCAAGGAGGTTTTGCTAAAGAAGGACTTTAGCTTTGCTGAGGCTGAAAGAACCGCTGACGATACCGTGAAAGATGGTTCTTCGGCTGTGGATGCTGTTGCTAGAGTAGGGGATGAGGTTGAAAAGAATAGCAATTTTTCGCCTACAGAGAGAAGGGCTGTGGATGGTGTTGCAAAGAATGCTTCATCCTCTTCTGCTTCCGAGAGAAAAGAAGATGAAGCAGGAAAGGACAGCAATCGTTCTTCTACTTCAATGAGAGTGGAGGATGATTTTGATAAACAGATGAATGCCCAATCTGCTGAAACCAGAACTTCGGACAATGTAGGCAAGAATGTTGCTTCTCCTGGTACAACAGCGAGAGGTGGGGATGATGAGGGCAAAACTCAAAATGCTCTGAACGCTGAGGCTAGAGGTGCCGATGGAGCGGTCAAGAATGGCAATTCATTGGATGCTGAGGCTCGAAAAGAGGACGAGGTAAAGGATGAGCGGAGAGGGCTAAAAGGGTCTGAGCGAAATCCTGATTTTGTTTCGCAGCATTTCCACCAAGACTATGTGGACTGGAGCGGAGGCAGGCCACCTTACGAACTAAGATAATTTCTCATCAATATAAATAATTGCAATTATGGATAGAAAATTGATTACATTGAATTTTGGCATGGAGCAGGTATGTAATGATGTGCTTGCAAGATGCTATGTAGTGAGCCAGGGAATGGTGGACGAAGCCCAGAAGGACATCAGAGCCAACATCGAAAGCCCAGACAGTGACGAGACTCGCAGTATTATCAATCGTGCCGTGACGGAAGCCATCGGTAACATCAAACTGGCTGCTCAGCGTTATCTGACCACTGGTAGAGTGGAGGACAACAACAACTTGGAACGACTGGTGAAGGGCACACGAAAGTATGCCTATACGGACAACAAAAACGGTACGTGGACGGAGGTAGTGACCACCATCATTGATGGTGAGGAGAGCGAAACGACCGCTACCGTGAACAAAGCAGGTAAGGACAGGGAGGAAAACATCTATGAGACCGTGACGCTGAACCTAGAGATTCCGAACTGGAACGTGGCTGTGACAGATGCCTTGAAGAGCCATTGTCACCGCTACATCGTGGACTACGTGATGAGCCAATTCCTGATGGACCAGTTTGCGGATAAGGCAGGAACGTATGGCGAAAGCGCAACGGCAGACTACAATAACATCAAGAGCGACTTGCTGAGCCGTGACAACTATACGCTGAGAAGACCTAGCTTTACTTAAGAGGCTATCTGTGACCAGGCGATGGAATCGCCTGGAACGGTGGCTATTCTTTTTCTTCATTATTTTGGGTGTTTATGGAAAGAGCCTTCGCTAAATCGGGATGGATTCCTGAAAAAGCGAAGGCTCTGTTTTTTCTAGAACTTGTTGAAACGCCTGATAACTTCGAGGCGAGTGGCAAAGTACTGATTCATTGACTTCATCTTAAGATAGAGGGCTATGCGGAAGAAGCGATAGCTATGGGAGGACATATAGCTGGACTTCATGCCACCTAGGCGACCTAGGTAATGCCAATTTAGGTTATCGTTGCTACCATACAGCCACATGACTGGCACGGTGCCAGAGGTGAGGGAATGGATGTAGCCTGTGATGGCATCGGGAGCGTTCTCCTCATCGAACTTCAAGGTACGAGTAACTATGATGCCGTGATACTCTGTTTCGTCCTCGTAATCATAACCGCTATCCAAAACTATTACGCTACCGTCTCGATACTGAATGTATGGGTGAGGGTAGGAGTTGAGGGCTGTGAGCACGTTCTTGATGAGGAAGGTGCTCCAGGCTTCATCCTTGATGGAATAGCAGAGGGCTACGGTATCGGCTGAGGCTTCCTTGGACAGTTGGCTGACATCTAGGCAGAAAATGCGAGAGTTCTTGTAATCGTAGATAACCTGGCAACGCTGGAAGAAGTCGATTGGCGATGATGTGAAATCTATGAGTTGGCGCATCTGTGCCTTGATGGTCTTGGTGGCAGCATCATCGCCTTCGGCAGCAATGAAGAAGTTGAGGAACTTGCCAAGATTGCTTGCTATATTGAAGCCTGGTCCATCCAAGACATCGGACATGGAAGCCACTTGTGACTCAGCTATGCGACTGAGGGAGCGATTGGTGGCGAAGAGCACGGACTGGTCTAGCTGAGTGATGGACTTCGGATTGCTGCAAACCTCACGACTGATGGGGTGGATGCTGCTATAGGTGCCTTGGGAAGAAACTTCCATCGCCCAGATGCCATCGGTGGAGAAAGCCATCAAAGGGTACTGACCAAACTGACCTTGGGAGAGTGCCCTTGTGGTTGAGGCTATGCCCTGGATCGTTCCGATACCCACGGTATTGATGCCGTTCAGAGGGAAGTAGAAGGCGTTCTCGGACTCGGATGTATAAATCTTGTTGGATAGTTCTACGACATCATTAACGGCATACTCAGGAGCGGTAACGATGTATTCGTCCCCATCGTCCTGATATGTGCCCATGTGAATAGAGCCATTCAATTCTTCGCAAGGAGTGAGCGGAAAGCCAAATACCACTTCTTCGTCATTGTAACTTGTGAAAAAGTACATCATATCTGCCCTAGAATCTGGGTAGAACTTTGCTGCATTACAGAACAGAAATTGCTCGATGTAGTAATAATACCCATCTTTGTTGAAGAATCCTCCCTGCTCTACGTACTTGACACCTGAGGTCGTATTGAGCCTGACAACGATTTTATTCACTAAGTAAGCATTTTTCCCTTTCACCTTGATGTATTCCGCCTGAGGTAAAAGAACTGCATCGGAGAAGCCCGCAAAAAGTTTTTCCTTGACACCATATAAATTGAGACGATGATTATAGACATATCCACCTTCGGCATAAAGATAGTTATGGGTCTTATAGTCATCCTTCATCTGCTCTTGCAGAGCAACTTGATAGACTGCATTTTTATCGACTGGGAGATAACTATCTGATTGTGTCCAGAAATTATCCAAGTTTAAAGAGCAGACTTTGTAGTAAACAGAACTGTTTTGCAGTTTTTTCTTATATATATCATCCGCTAGTGTAGGGAATTTAACAGTAACGAAACCATATTTGCGAGCAGGATTGTTCTGATAATAAGTACAAGACCTAGCCCCCATACCTAAGGCGTAGGAACGTGGGCGAATCTGTAAACTGCTAATTTTCTCAGATGTGTCTATATTGGTTATAGGAGGAGTAATGAAAAAGTCTACCGACTTAATAACATCCTTCCATTTTTTTAATTCGGTCAAGCTTTTACCAGAACTATCGGCAAGAAAATAAAGCAGCGATGTGTTACGTGGATAATAATAAAAAGTTGCACCTTTGAAGTGGACAGCTAATGTCGTACCTTTACTATCCTTCCGATTATATCCTTTTTCGTTATCATAATTTATAGCGGAGCTAATAGTGGCATTGCCTTCATTCCAAGCATCACTGTCACTAATAGCACCCTGGCTAAAAGAATCTGATGGAAAATAAAAATTAGCAGCTTGCACTAAGTAGGTATTAGGCACTTGCACTGGAATGAATACAGGTGCAGAATGCATAATCATACTGCCATCAAACATACGATAACAATAGCGAATGAAAAAATTGGCATAGAAGCGACCATTACGAGCAATGATATTATTGGTACGATTAACTAAGGCATATATGGACTGGGTTAAGTCGGAAGCTTTTTCCTCCTTAATGTCTACGCAAACATCGCCAGGAATCCAAGTTTCGCCTTTCACATTGGTATAGGCTTCTTCGCACGATACGGTACTTTGTTGCCATGCTTCTCTAAACCCATTTTTGCTACCCTCTGCATCTATGCCGCCAGATGGATAGTCCTCTGGATTATCCTTTTTTTCAACAGAAAAACGAATGTTGAGAAATGGTGGCTTAAGTCCAAGATACAGATAATTGTCGTCATGGGAATCATCGTTGCGCTCGTAGAGAGCGTAGTGAATGCCATCACTACAGATTATAACGAGAGTGTTACCTATGGAACTAACAGACTTTAATGTTCCTTCTCCAAGGCTAAATATTGAACTCATATAGCCTCCATCTTCACTGAACCAATGGAGTGAGTTTTCTTTTTCATAATAACCGATGAAATTCTTGCAACCATTGATTTCATGGATATATACTAACTTTGTGTCGCCAGCTTCATCTACCCACAACGCTCCGGATATTTTTGTTCCCGATACGATGGCAGGGCGCAATGCGCCATCGTGCAGCTCTATGTTGCCACAGAGGGATAGCGCACCGTTCTCTACTGCCATTTCATCGGGTGTGAGGCTGAGACCTTTGTATCTGATTGATTGTTGCATCTTTATTAAAGTTTAATGTGTATTGTTTAATATTTAATTACCGGCAATGGGATGGGTCGGCACGATTGACTACAGCCAATGCCTGTAGGGTGTCGTTGCCTACGGTGATGGTCTCTAGACGGTCAGAGACTACCAAGTCTATTTCTTGGGCGTTAGGTGGAACGCCTAGGGTGTGGAGGAAGAGGCATTTGACAGTGCTAGCACTGCAACCATGAAGCTGTGCCTTGCGCCCATAGAGAGGTATGGCATCGGGAAGAGAGGAAGACTTGGTGATATACATCTGAGAGCCGAGACAGAAGAACACGATTTTGTCGCCTCGCTGTAGCCCCAAGAGCTTTACAGGGTAGGAACGCAATGTGATGCGCCCGTTCTTGTTGAGGGTGAGTCCACGCTTTTGAGGGCGTGGACGGTTGAGGATAAATATATCAGTCTCGTTCTGCATAATCTGTAGGTTTGTGGAGCCAGAAACGGAAGTAGTCGTTTTCGGCATCCTGGTTACGTACTTTTACATATTCTCGGGTGACATAGAAATGTTTCTTGCGTAGGGTAGGGTTGAGGTTGTAATCGTGGAGCATCATAGCTGGCTCTACCCTGCCATCAAAGGTTATCTCGTACCAATAGCGGTGGAGAAAGAACCATGGGCGAAGACGGACTTCCTGAATGGTGGTGTAGTTGCTTTTGTCTACTCGGCAAGGAACGATGCTCCAGCTACCATCTTGCCAGCGTTCCCCTTTGTGTACAGTGCATTCAAGAAGTGTATCATCTATGATTTCTACAAAGGACTTCTGAATCTTTACAAGAAGGCAGACATCGGCAGTGAAGACCTTTGCCATCTTACGGTGGCAGAGCATGACATAACGCCCTTTCTTGTCGGGGAGGAGGCTACGCTGCTTGCCTGGGTGGTTGATAACGCAGACGGTGGAAAGGAACTTCTTGCGTGCCATGTGGAGGAAGTTGGGGAGCTTCGCCTTGGCGTGCATACGGTCGAGAACCTTCTGGACATTCTTGAAATTCTTGTCGGCTTGGGTCTCATGCACTGTGATTGGTTGCTGAGGCTCTTGGCTAGTCTGCTCACGTACCTTCTTTACGTGCTCACGTACTTGCTTCTTGGAAGGGACTTCGAGAAGGTGGCCAGTCTTCTTGTCGAGCTTGTAATTTGACTTCTGCTGTTTCATATTCATTATGCTTTAGATGTTACCTCTGTTGATGCAGATGATTTCGAAATGATGATTGTCGCAAATATCGCAGCCGTTGGGCATACGATGATTGAAGGAGCAAGGAATGTGCTCTTTGAACAAATCGCAGTTAAGGCAATGCTCTGGGACTTCCTCATACTCAAAGTTGTCTTTTGCCAGTGGTGAGGCTGATTCCTTGTTGGGTACAGCTCGAACAATGCGCCCGAAGAGGTCGTAGAACTCTCCAGGCACAACGCTAGTAGCTTCTCTGAGGGAAGGGAGGGTGTAGCCCATCTTGCGGATGAACCAGAGACGGAGATAAATGATGAAACGTTTCAACTTTTTCATATATTGTACTATATTATATATTAATAATGTGGGCTAAGTTACCACTTCTGTGCGGAACAGAAGTGATAACTTGCGCAACTTATGCTTTATGTTCGAAGACATCAAGAATCTTGGTCTCGCTGAGGCTCTTCAACTCATAGTCAATCATGGTTTTGCCCATAACCTCGTCAACGTAACGCTTTGCACGCTCGATGCACTTGGCTTGGATAAGATAGTTGACATAGGAACGTTTCTCCTTGTTGCTCTTCTCGTCAATGGTGATGAAAGCCAAACGTGCCTTAAACCATAAATCATCGTCACAAATATCTGAGAAGAAAATCTCGTTGTAGTTAGTTGGGTTGATGTTGGCAACCTTAAACTCACCAGAGACATAGACCTGCATGTTGTCAATGATGCTTGCTTCTGCCTCTGTGAAGGATAGGGCATCGACCACGTACAACTCGTTTACCATTTTCTCGCTACCATCGTCCTGAGTCTTCTCATAGCGCACCTTGCATTCGAACCATGATCCAGTACGAGAACGGAGGGATGAACCGTTACCTGTGCCAATAATCTTTTCGGCAATGGCTTTGTCTACTTTAACTTTTAAACTTTCTGTTTTCTTTTCCATAATCTTAAGAATTTAAATTGTTATTAATAATTTTGTCTACCTCTTCTTCTGTTAGAGGTTTGCCGTCTTTGCCAAGGTATTTCTTGCAGATGAAATACATAGTGCCAGGAGGGTCGGGATGGCGGTAGAGGTCATCCAACTCTACCTTGGCAAGTTGCTCATCCATGGAACTGAAGACTGGGCGAGCTTGATGTGCTCTTGGCAGTCGTTCCATCACCTGGTAGTGGATGCTGTAGCCATCTTTCTTTATCTGTTCGTCTTGGAGGCGGATGAGCATCTTATCTAGCTTGGCTTCTTTCTCCTTGATGGTATTGAAGAGAGTATTGACCAGCTCCTTGTCGGGCTGTGCCTTCTTCTTCTCTTGGAAATATTGGATGGTTGAGGCTCTAAGTTCTGCCACCAGAAGGAAGAATGTGCCGTTGTCGTTCTGAGGGACGGCTGAGCCATCTGCCTTCAAGATAATATCATCGACACGCTTTTCCAGTTCAATGGATTGGCGAAGCATCTTCTTGTCTCGGTGTGCCCAATACTCCTTTTCGGTTGTTCGCATAGCTGAAACTAGCTTGCGAAAGGATAATGCTGATTCTTCACTCATAGTTTATTTGATACCTAATGTTTGTTTAACTTTCTTGATGCGGTCTAGCTCCTCTGGGAGGAGGTTGCCTTGCTCGTCTATTCGGCAGAGGAGTTTGAGGCGTGGGGTGATGGTTATCCACTTGTGGAGGCCATCGTGCTCACGCTTTATCTGTCGAAGTTGGGCAGTTTGCAGTCTTTCACTCAAATGCTGCTCATGACGAAGCTTACTGATTTCGTTCTGTATTCTGTCCATTGGCTAATCTTCACACTTTTGAATTATCTTTGCCAGAATGCTTTCTACGCCCTTTGGCTTGAAGAAGCGATTGGCGTTGAGGAGAGAGAGGGCTTCTTTTGCACTATCACTGATGGATAGCAAGCGACCGGCTTTCTTTATGTAATTATTGTAGTCTATTTCCAATTGTCGCTTGTACTCCTTGCCCTTGGCAAGATAGTCTGCTTCAAGAGCTTTACCCTTCTCCTTGTATTCAGAAATGAGATTAGCTTCCTTTTGGGCGTACTTGGCATCGAGAGACTTTTCCTTGTAAGCCAACTTTTTCTCTTTCTCATTGTATTTCTGAACAGAGGATTCGTAATTTGCACGTGATTCGTCTCGCTGTTGGATGCTACGTTTCACCTCATCCTTCATGTGCTCCTCAACCTTCAAGCGCACATCCTCAAAGCCAAGGTAAGATTCAGAGGTCTCAACAGTGCGTCTTGGCTTCTCATCTTGTGAATACAAAGGGTCTGTTGCACAGTCATGCTTTCTACGAAATGGGTCACTGAATCTCTCGTATTCTATTTGCACTTCCTTGCGGATGATAACTCTGGAACCGTCTTTGAGGGAAGCGATGGTCTTATCCTTCTCTTTTACGGTCTCTTCTAATTCCTTTACTCGATTCTTCAAGGTTTCGAACTCTGAATAATCTACATTTACTACAGCCATAATTGTTATGATTTAAATTTAACTTTTATATATTTCAGCATTCTCTATTGGGATGTCGTACCACGGAAGGGAATAGCCTTTATCTTTCATTTCTTCTGACAATATACAGCGATAATATTGACCATAGAAATTCAACCATACATCACTCACCTCCAAAATCGTACCTGCAGGAAGCTCTTGCTTCGGCTTAAACCATGGGCGTGGATATTTTGTCGTTTCGTGAACATCCTGAGCGCACTTTGTTGGTTTGATTAATTTTATCTTCATTACTTTTTCTTTTCTTTACTCATTTTTATTGCTTTTCTAGCCAGTTTTCCTAAAGTCGAAGAACTAGCTTCTGGAAAGCGTTCTTTGAACTTTGCTCTTACTGCATAGAATATTTCGCTTTTTCTTTTTGCTTCTCTGTATTTGTCTTGTATGGAAGACAGTTGGTTGATAGCCTCTCCTGCTTCAATGGTAAAGCTGTCATCAGAGTTTGCTTCAATCTCTGTTACAATTTGAGACCAAGCAAAACTTATAGCATCGTATTCTGATTCTGTTAAGCTTATATTCATACGCTACACCTCCATTTCTGAATTTAGACCAAGGAATAATAGAATATGTTGTAACTCATGCAAATATTTGAAGCTGCATAGGTTTACACCTCTCCAATACATAGTCCAATTCTTCACATTTTTCCAGATTTCATAGCAATCATTTTCTATATGTTGGTAAATATAGCTTTGATTGACTATTTGCTTATAGCCGTTCTTCTCAAGTATAGAAGGAGTAAGAGGGATGGGAACAATATCCTTCACCCATGCACCACTGTCACAGAACAGAAATCCATCATCTTTAATGGTTTTTCCTTTTAAGTTGGAAAGAGTGACGGAACCTTTGAGCTCAGTGAAAGCATTTCCATCTTTCACTTTTGCATATTTATCAGCATTACTTTCTGTAACCTGATAAACAATGCCCTCTTTGGTTCCGATAGGAATGCCGTTGGTCATAACCAAATCACCTGGAATATAAATTGTTTTTTCCATTTCTTAATATTTTTACTTTGTTATATTATGGGACCAGCGATAGAATCGCTGGGAACGGGGGCTTTTACCCTTTTAATTGTTCTTCGATAGCTTCCTGGGCTAGGATTTCCTGCCAGTGAGCTTCATTGTAATTTCTTGCCTCTTGGTTCTCGGTTAGCTGTGGGTTGTAGCCACCGAAGCAATAAGTGTCAAATTTCTCATACTCCTTCATCGTATGTGGAGGTTTGGAGCCAGGAGTGGCTGGAATGTATTCCTTGGCGAACTCCTTGGGCAATAGGGTTGCTATTGTTGAGGCTATCGGGTCGATGACTTCGTATTTTAAAATACGGCTCTTGCCCTTTTTTGGAGAGTTATACACTGGTCTTGCCCAACAGATGTTTCCCCTGTAGTGTGACATGAGACCAGAGAAATAATAAGGCTCCCATATTCTCTTATCCCTATATGCGCTACAGATGCCTGTAGGCGAATCTCCATTATACGTAACACTATCTGACTTCCAGCAATGGTTGTAGCCGAGGTCGCTGATGTGGCTATGTACACAGAACTTGCACATCCTCATTTTCTCCTGATTAGCAACTGATGGTGTTGGCTGCATCAGGCTTTGTTTGATGTAATTGCCCATAGATGCATGATTTTAAAGTTCATCCTCTTGGTTGGTTGCTTTACGTTTCCATTCTCCACAGCACTCCCAGTGGAAGCGATGATGACCGAAGCCGTTGCATGTTCCGCTATACTTACTGTTTTCCGTAGGACGGAAGAACTTGCAGTTCTTGCATGAGCGATGGTCATGGTGATAAACTAGATAGATGAATGTGCTGGCCATAACTATAAGGCACAGCATGATGATGATAAATCCGATTTCCATATTACTTCTTGTTTTTAATGATTTTGTTTAATACTTGCTTGTTGTGCTCAGTATCATCATTGATGAGGTGATAGGAGCGAACTTTCTCGAAGGCGTTGGCTTCGGCTGCTTGCATGTAAGCCTTGACCACTTCGATGAAATCTTCTAGGGAACGACAGAGGGCGTACTTGTAGCCGGCGCACTGCCAATAGCCCTGGAAGCGTTTCTGGTTGGCAGACTGATTGTTGGTCTTGCCATACTTCAATTCGATGCCCAAGCCGAAGTAAACTTCTGGGTTCTCGTAGATGATGCCTGTCTTGCCATCCTTCATGGAAGGGAGAGCAAGGATGAGGTCGGGAACGCCTGGGACCACGCCCGATGCTGCATTGATGGCTATCTTCTTGCCACTGGTAGCACCGTCTGCCTCGTTCTTGGGATGGAAGAGGAGTGTGGAGAAAGCTGGGTACTGTAGTCGAAACCATCGTACACAGGCTATCTGCAACTGACCTTCACGCTGCACCTTCTTGTGCTGAGGCTTTTGCGTGTACTCGGGATAATTGCCGTTGAGACGGTCTATTAATTCTTGTTTGTCCATAACTTTTGGAATTTTTGAATTGTCACTTTATGTTTGCACTTAGTCGCTGAGTAGGGACTGGAGATAGTTTTGTGTCTTATCGTCCAAGTCGAGGAGGTTTTTCGTTTCCTCTTCCACAGGTGGGGTCCATTCGATGCCAAGACGCTGAATAGTTCCGTCCCGATAGAATCTTTCGAGCGACTGCAAGGCTTGTTTGTCTTGCGGATGCTTTTTGAGGTTGTCGATATGCCCCAAGATGATGGAACGATTAACCTTGTCTCTATAGGCTTCTGCTGACTGCTGAGACTGTTGGGCAAGTTTCCAGCGTTCGCCTATTGACAGACTGCCATCAGATGGTGGTGGCCCAGATGTCTTCTTCTGCTGAGGCTTGGAAGGCTTCTTTTCTGTTGCCGAGGCTTGGATGGTTGGATTGTCGAACGTTCCTTCCATCAGAGGCTCGTAGTTCTTTGGATTGAAGAGCCAGTTGAAGGAGATATAGCATCCACCATCCTTGCGCCCGGATAGAAGGTCGGAATCGAGTGCCTTGCGAAGCATCGGCTCAATGTCCTCGAATGAGTAATCAGAGATAAACTTGGCGACTAGCTTCTTGCGGTCGGGAGTCATCTTCGAGATTGGCTTAACTTGCGTGCCCAGGAAGAGGCGATTGAAGAGCCTTAACACTTCCGAGAATTGAGTTTCAGCATCCCCCGACTTTTTTTCTTTTTCTTTTTTTTGTGTTTGGGGGTGGGCTTTCTCTTTTCTTTGTTTGTTTTCTTTTATAGGGGTTTCAGGGGAAAGATTTTCTTTTATTTGTTTCTTTTCTCTTACTTCTGTGCCCTTTGCTATGTCCTTATCTGTGCCCTTGACTATCTCTAAATCTTCGGAATCACCTTTATTTAAAGGGGTTTCAGTGTGTGAAATCTGTGCCCCAGATTGTGCCCTTGGCTGTGCCCCTTGTTTTTTCTGTGCCCTAGATTGTGCCCTATTCGTGCCCTTATCTGTGCCCTTATCTGTGCCCTTGCTAGTTTCTGAATCTTCGGAATCGCCTTTATTTAAAGGAACTTCGGAAGATTGAATCTGTGCCCTAGATTGTGCCCCAATCTGTGCCCCGAAGTGTGCCGTAACCTGTGCCCCTTGGTCTCTTTGCCACGGTATGATACAGTGGGATAGGGGGTGAGAACTGTTAACGTAGAGTTTAGTTGAGGCTCTTGGAGCAGAGCACTTGGTGATGATTTTCTCGGCTATGAGCACATCGATGGCGACACGGATGGTCTTGACCGTGGTATGGAGCTGTAGAGCCAAATCACGATAGGAGAGGGTGGCAGCGGAAGCCTCGTTGTGAGCGGAGGAGAGGAGCACATGGATGAGCACCTGAACGACCACAGGACGATGGAAGTAACGCCACTGCAACAGCTCTGGAGTAAATATGTAGCCATCTGTTTTCATTTATTCTTCTTTTATTTGGAATGTAGAATTTACGAATCTATCATTTATTTGTTTTCTTCTGCCTCGATGGCACGGAATATCTCGTAAGCCACTTGTGGCACCCAGGCATTGCCGTAAGCCTTTATGGATTCTTGTCGCCACTTGGGGAAAGAAATGGTAAGGCTGTCCACATCAAAGGGAATCCCATCATTTCCTCTACAAACAGGGGATTGAGTTGGGAAGTTCCGCCACCTACCTGATTGTTGAAGTCGAGAAAGTCGGTCAGTCCATTCGGGCGAAGTGCTCCATTCTTTCGGCTGTACATCCCTTTTACACCCTGTTCTTTCAGACTCTTCACCCGGTTGGAGTGTTTTACTTCCATTGCCGTAGGAGTGGGAAGAAGACCATTGACCGCCAAGGCTGTTAGACCTTGCCCCATCTGGGAATTGGGATTGATGGTCTTGGTGAACTTCGTGGCTTCTATGCTGCAAGGAGTGGGAAGCAAGCCTTTTCGAGCGGCGAGTGCCAAGGTTGGGCGTTCTGCTGCATTCGGTGAAAGGCTCTTGTTTATTCTTCCTCCTCCTTTGTCGAGTGCCGTGGGCGTAGGAAGGAGTTGTGCCACTGCCATGTCTTCTAGACCCAGGCTGTGGTCTGTCTTGCCCTTCTTTGGATTTCTTCGCCCTCGCTCGTTGATTTCCATGTCCTTGTGGGCTATGTCCATCGCATTGGGTGTGGAGAGAAGGTCTAGCGGAACAAATTCCGTCTTGCCCTTCTTGTTGCACTGTTTCAGCCCTTGGGTCTGAACGGTGGGCAATAATCCAGACTTACTTCTTGAATCGCTCATAATATGAGGTTACTATCTGATGCTCTGTAGGCTGGAAGCCATTACGAGAGGTGAGCGTATCGACTATCTCATCGTATGTACACTGTGGCATCTGAGAAATCAGATTCTCATCGTGGATGTCCTGTGAGAGTTTACTGAGGCAGAGCCATCCAAGGACTAGCCAGATGGCAATGCAGAAGATAATCTTAATTGTTTTCATAACTTTATCGTTTTATATTGTTTGTAATGGTGGTCGGTTAGGGAGTCGAACCCTTGTGCCTATCTGCTTAGTTCTTTTTCGCAGAAATCATGGTGAACCTAGTAAAAAAGCATTTAAACAATCAATCGTTTGTTATGAACATCGCCCCCGATGGGCTAGGCTACATGCAAGATTGCAATGCCGACCGTGAAAAGAAAGGTGCCTGAGTAGGATTTGTACTTATCAGATTTTTAATGATGAATAGCTGTTTTCGCAGGGATATTTGCCCAGGCACCTTTTGAATGTTTCAACGATAAGTTTCGCTTCACAGCGAGCTTTTCTTGTTTGCAATGTTAGCTTATGTCTATTCTCTAAAAGTAAAATTACCTATGTGGGATGTAGATAGTCTTGAACTTTACAGGCACAGGCTTCCAGCTCGGACAGTCGGTATTCGTAGCGAGTAATCTTGCCGTTCTTGCCACGCCCGAAGACCTTGACCTTGCCTTCCTTCACCCATCGTTCTACATTGCGTCTGCCGAAGGTATCGAATGCCTTGGCTTGGGTGATGAATGGTCGCTTGCCTACCGCCTTGGATATTTCTTCCTGGACTACATTGCGTATGGCTGATAGGAATGTGTCGAACGAGACCATCTTGTCAGCGAACTGGATTTGTACTGTTTGGTTCATGACTATTTTGTTTTATTTGATTCTTGTAACTGTGATAACTCCTTGCTCACGGTTGAGCTTGGTCTTGAACTTTCGGCTGTAGATGGCACCGAGGTCAGTGCAACTACTCTTGACCGATAGCATTCTCTTGATAGGGAAGTCGATGGCTTGGCCTAACGCCAGTTCCCTAATCTGAGGTCTGAGTGGTAATGTTTCTTCTTTCATATTGATGATGAATTGTTATTTTACTAGTTCGAAATCGTAAACGAAGACGAGAGGATTGTTGCCCCAATGGAGGTGGAGCTTACAGCTGAGCATCTTGTATGCTTCAATAGGAGTTCTGTACCACCATTTCTTCTCAAAACTATCATTTGTGGCATCGTATGAATAAGCATCGTCAATGCCTTCGATGTGGCTACAGAAGATTCCTTCCTTCATGCAGTCTTCGGTGCTGATTTCCTGTAGTCGCTCTATACGGATGTTGATAATCTTGATTCGGTGTGGCATCGTTTTTGCCGTGACGAACATCTTGTTGTTCCATCCTGGATGTTTGCATAGAATTGTCCTAATGGATGGCTCTATTGGTATGTCCTCGTATCTTTGTGCGACTGCCAAGACTTCACCTAGTTTATAATGTGACTTCGCCACAATCTCATTTCCATCGTTGATGGTGAGCTTGCCCTTGTTTTTTCCTTCCGTGTAGAAACCGCAGTTGAAGTAATACTTGAAAGGCTCTTGGTATGCGATTCTTCTTGTTTGGGTCTTGCGACCATCTAGGACTGCTTGGGTGAGACCGTACTGGTCATTGAACATTATCTTTTTCATTGCCTTGTTTCTTTTGTTATTTCAAAACATTATTCTGAATGGTTTGCCTTTCAAAGACGGTCTCTTATCGAGAACAAACTTTATTAACGCCTCGTATCTTATCACGAACAATGGACAATACATGTATTTCAGTGTGCATACAAATCTGTCATTGAGCATAATGTCGAGGAATAGAGCTTTATTTTTTTTCATCTTGTGCCTCCTTCCTTTATGGTAGGAACTAAGTCCTTGATGTAAGCCCAGAAAGCGAAGCGGAAATCTTTGCGGATGATTCCGTTCCACTTCATCTTATCGCTTATGTTGTGAGCATCATAAAACGTATGTATGCATGATTGTTCCAAGTTGATGAGTACTGGTTGAGTGAAGTTTTTGGAAACACCTATAATAAGGGTGTGCAAATCTTCTGGAACTTCCTTTGCTTCGTGCCAAGATTGGCTGAGGCTGATGTATTCCTCCTCTTCCTCATAACTCCAAGGTCTTACATTCTTTGGAACCTTATTTTTGTGTCCTACCCAATATTCTCTGAATGAAATATTTCCTACTGCCATTAAGCCTGAGTCGTGTACCAAAGAATATGTACGAACCCATAACCTTTTAGGCGCATCAGGAACTTTTTTATCTTTATTCTTCATTTTTCTTCAAATTTATTTGGTACTTATTTATTTATTTACTAACTTTACGGTGCAAAAGTACAATAAACTTTTTGAATATGTATCGTTTGGTGGGCGTATTTAATATACATTAACCCACTTTGTTGAACATTTAAAGGATATTAATATGAATGTGCAAAGAATAGTGGACATTATAACGTCCAACAAACTGAGCAAAATTGATATTGCTTCTAAGATGAAGGTTAGTCGAACTACGTTGGATAACCTCCTGAATGGTGCTGATGTGAAAGTTAGTACAGTTGAAAACCTTGCTGAAGTCCTAGGTGTAGAAGTTGCTGAGTTTTTTAGTTCAGATAAGAAAACGCCTTCTTTAGCAAACAATAGCAATGTGGCTGATATGAACGAGCTGGAGAGGGAAGTGATAGCTCTCCGTGCAGAAAATAAGGTGCTGAGGGAGCTTCAAGGCCTTCCAGCTAAGAAGGCTGTGGGTTAAAGTTGGTTTATTTAAATAAAAAGAATTATGAGCATTGATTTTTCAGATAAAGTTTCCGTGTTAGGATTTACCTTAGGAATGGAGTATAAAGATGTAATTTCAAAATTAGAGGCTTTAGGATCTCCGTATTCCAAAGATATGGGACAAATATCAGGTGATATTACTTTCAAGATCCAGAATCCTATACAGGATTTTGGTATTCTTAAGTATTACTTGCAGTTTGAACTAGCTAAAGGAGAGAAAATAACAACACTTATGCTTTGTTCTTATGCAAAATCTGAGTCTGAATCAAAACAGGCATACGATGAACTTTCTATGGTTGCCTTTGATGCTTTAAAATATAAAAAGAGCCAAATCGTAGATGTTCCCAATGCGAGTGTTGATGAGGAAAGAATATTCTATATGACAGAGAACTATTTTTTGATGAAACGAAGAATGAAAGTATTTCCTTATTTAGTGTTTCTTTCTTTTTCTGATATTAATGAACTATCTAGATTTCATGATTAATTAAATTAATATGCAAGTATATGGGATTTTCTAGGGAAGAGTTCGAAAAGTACTCCAATAATGGCCCGGTGTATAATACAATAGGTGAAAGTATCACAAATGGCAAAGGCTCACAAAAGGACTTAGACAGAAAGTTGAGGCTATCAAAGAAGTTCTTTTGCTTTGGTCTAGTGACCTTCTGCATAGGTTTCTTGATGCTTGGCTTTGCAATAGGTAAGTTGTCTTCCTCTTCTAGTAATGCTGAGGCTGATGGCTTCCAAACTGAGGTAACAGTAGAAGGCAACGTATATGTATCAGATAGCCCTGGTTCCAAGCGATACCACAAGGACAGAAATTGCCCAGCTCTTAAGAGAACTACAGGCAAGATAACAAGAACAGATGAATCAAATGCCATCGACCAAGGAAAAACTTTGTGTGGATGGTGTGGAAAAGAAAAATAATTCGTAAATTTGCAAAAAAAATAGGAGATATGAATATAGGAACATTGATTATTTTAGCTATGGTAGGAATCCCTTGTGTGGCATTTCTGATATTTTGTGCAACGTCTAATGGAAAGAATTGGCTACGCCAAAATAATATGTTATAAGAAATATAGTATTAAAATAGGAGATTGATATATGGAGAATATTGGAATAGTAATTAGTATTTTGGTAGGATTGGTAACTTTGTTATCAATGCTTGTATGGTTTGGACGTTTCATCCAGCGTGTGAATGTACATGACAAGAAACTAGATGATTTATCTGAAGATGTTGAGGACTTGAAGTTGGATATGAACTCAGTTAAGACTTTGCTTATGGCGAAGTTTAAGGACTTCGAGGTGGTCTTTTCTGGAAAGCATTCGCCTAGAGCCTTGAATGAAACCGGCCAGAAGATATTTGATGATATGCACGGAAAAGAGTTTTTGGAAAAGAACAAGGCTTTGTTGTTTGCTTACGTTGACAAGAACAAGCCAAAAACTGCCTACGATGTTGAAGGCTTGTGCTATTTGGCTTGTCTTATGAATGTGAACAACGATGCTTTCATAGAGATAAAGAGCTTCCTCTACAATTATCCTACCATAACTTTGCCTGATGGCAAAGAACATGAGGTAACAATGGATGAGGCTTGTTCTGTACTTAGCCTTCCTTTGCGTGATATGTACTTAGAAGAGCATCCTGAGATTGTGAGATAATAAAGAGCATAAAGTTTGTTCGTAAATTTAAATTCCAAAATAAGTTTATAGATTGTTTTGAAAGAAACGCTAAAACATTAGTAAATACAGTGTATTATGAATCTCGTTTGGAAATTATTGCGTCAGCATATCAGCATACCTCAGTTTGCGGGCTTTGCCTTCGCCAATCTCTTCGGTATGCTCATCGTTCTTTTCGGCTTTCAGTTTTATAAAGACGTGCTGCC